TACCATTTTCAGTATTAATTTTATTTTTACAATATAATTTATTTGAACTCTCTTTTTTATAAATTTTAACATTTTTGTCAACAATAAAACGAATACATATATATTTATATTTAATCATGTTATTATCTATTATATATTGCACATAAATATTCCACTTAACAACATTATTACTTTTGATATTTTTAATGCATTTTTATTTAACATTCTATTAGATATTATTGCATGTGTTGTCATGCCAATTAAAGGTAATTGTAATAATATAAATGGTATAAAAAATCCATATGGTATAATTGTTGCACATAATAAAAATGTAAGTGCAATTATATTAGCATTTTTTTTACCATATAATACAGGTATTGTATTAATATTACTTTTTTTATCATGATTTACATCTGATATATCTAATATTAATTCTTGCCATATTATTACATTAAATAAATATATAACAGCTGGTATAACATATATTATTGAATCATTTAATATTAAACCACCAACTAATACAGATTGTGATATTGTTATTGCAACACCAATATTTTTAATTAAAGGTAATGGTTTTAAAATAGGTGTATATATATATGCAAATAATAAAGAATTAGATAATATATATCTAACTAAATTATTATTAATATAACTTATTATATAAAAAGTAAATATACTTAAGATTGTTGTTACATATAATACCTCCTCTGTTTTTAATTTTCCTGTTACTAATATTCTTTCTTTTTTATTATCATCAGTACCTTTTTTATAATCAAAATAATCATTAATCAACATACTTATACTAGCAATTAAAACACTTAATATTCCAATTAATAAAACTTTAGGATTAGTAAATATTTCTATGTTTTTACTTACTAAATAACTACCAGTTAATGGTAATCCAAATTCATATGGTATACTTTCAGGACGTGTCATTTTAAAATAATATTTTAATTTATTAAGATGTAAAGGTTTATTATTAATATTTTTATAATTATCTATTTTCATAGAAATCATACTTGGAATAAAACCATGTGTTAAATTAAAAAAAATTAATAATATAAATAATTTACGCATATTATAATATAAAATATAATATTTTTTTAAATATAAAAAAATGATAATATTTATAAAATTATAATAGAATATTAAATTTTAAAGTATGGATAATATTAATATTTTCGATTACAATAAATATATGAATATTTTATTAGAAAATTTTGCAAAAAAAAAATTCGATTATTCATATTTAAAATTAAATAAAAATTATAAAAATGATAAATATATATATATTAACAGTTTAAAAAAAGTAAAATGGAATGATGATATAGAAGAGATATATTACTAATTTAATTATTATAAAATTACTTATTTAATAATATAAGGAAATTTAAAATATTTATAATTTTTTTTTTTATAATTAAAAACAAAAATATCATTATCTTTATTTTTATTAAATAACCATTCTAAAGTAGTAGTAACTTCTTTAATTTCTTTATTTGATTTATATTCTAAAGTATCTAGTAACATATCACCAAATATTCCTGCTGTTTTAATATATGTATAATTGTTAAAATTATCAATAAACATATATGTTTTAGATAAATCTGGTTTAGTTCTAAGAAAATGTTTATAATTATCTACTTCGTATATATTATTTTTACTTAATATATTATCAGTGTATTTACAATTATGTATTTTAATTTTATTATTATTTAAATATAAAATGTAAGTAATAATAACATTTATAACATCTTTAGTCATAATAGTATAATCTGAATTCAATTTATGATCGTACATACATAGTAAACTAGATATAAAGGTTTTTTTATTTTCAACAATACAGAAATGATTTGATTTAGAACAAATTAACTTATTATTTTTAATATTGTTATTAATATTATAATATATTTGATCTAATAATTTATTATAGGATATAAAACCATCATATTCACCAATTATATTTAATGTATTAATATCATTATTATTATTAATTTTAAAAATTGTATTATCATATATGTATTTTGGCGAAGAACCATATGTAATTTTAGCTTTTAATTTATTATTATTATTTAAACAATGATAACCACCAGATGAATGACCGAAAAGAATAGTATTATTTAAATCAGTAACAGGAAAATTATAATTATCGCATATAGTAATATTAATATTAAAATCTTTTTTTAAACCCTCTTTAATAATAGATTTACTAAATTCAATATAATTTTTACTAGGAACAGAAAAACCTTTCCATATTAAAAAATTAATATTGTTATTTTTATTTACATTACTTTTTAAATTAATATTATTATTTAAATTAATAGTATTTATGTAACCATTAATTGAGTAAATATATAATAAAAATAATAATAATTTATTTGATAACATTATATTATTATATTATATTAAATTTTTATATATTATTTACGTAATAAAGCGATTTGAATTCCAACTTCAATGTTATGTAAATTGATAGCTTCTTTTAAACATTTTATTTTTAAATTATAATGATTAATAAATGAATCTATTTCATATTTATATACCCATTGTCTATATTTAGAAAATTCTTCATCAAAACTAATTGTATATTCATCTAAATCATAAATTAAATTATTACTTTTTATTAGTAAATTTAATTCATCTAAATCATATATATATTTAAATAAAATATCATTTTTATGTACTAAAAACATTTCATAATTTAAAATATCATACATTAGATTTATATATTCTGTATATTTTTCAATTTTTAAAGTAATTTTTTTTATAGAACATTTATTATAGTAATATGATGGTGTGATATTTTTATTATATTCAATAAGTTTATGATATAATCTAAACATCTTAAGTTGATCGTGTGTTCCATATAAAGGCATTTTAGTTCAAAATTTTATCGATATATGAAAATTTAATTACTATATCAACTTTTAAATTTTGACAAATATATATTATAATTTATAAATCATTTTTTAATAATTTTTGTTTTATTTTAAATTATTTAAAAAATAAATTAATTTAGTATTAAAATGCACAAACAAATAATTCCAACGGGATCAATATTATCATATATATTATCAATTAAAAATAATAAGGATATTAAAAATCCGCTTCCAAACTAAATTTACGTATTTCAGTGTGATCTTGTTTGCCACCTACATTAGCTTTACTATATTGTGAAACACGACTTTCAAAAAAATTAGTTTTTGATTCAATTGAAATTCTCTCCATAAATGGGAATGGATTAGTAGAGTTCCATATTTTATTATAATTTAATTGTGTTAAAAGTCTATCTGCGACAAATTCTATATATAAACTCATTAATTCTGCATTCATACCTAACATTGAACATGGTATACTTTCATTAATGAATTTTTTTTCTACATTAACTGCTTCTTTAACAATTTCATGTACTTTTTCTTCTTCTAATCTATTTTCTATTTTTGAATAAAGTAAAACTGCAAATTCGACATGCATTGCTTCATCTCTGCTAATTAATTCATTAGAAAATGATAATCCTTGCATTAATCCACGTTCTTTTAACCAAAAAATGCTACAAAATGCACCACTAAAAAATACTCCTTCAACTAAAGCAAATGCTATTAATCTTTGTGAAAATGAAGCATCTTTATCATCAATCCATTTAAAACACCAATCAGCTTTTTCTTTAATACATGGCATGTGATTAATAGCATCTAATGCTTCTGATTTTTCTTTAGGATCTTTAAAATATGTGTCGATAAGTAAAGAATATGTTTCTGAATGAATATTCTCAATTGCCATTTGAAATGCATAAAAAAATTTTGCTTCTAAAACTTCTACATCATTAATAAATCTTTCACCTAAATTTATATTAACAATTGTATCACTTGAACTAAAAAAAGCTAAAATATTTTTAATGAAAAATTTTTCATTATCATTTAGTGTATTAAAATCATCAACATCTTTACTTAAATCTAATTCTTCCGGAGTCCAAAATGCACTCACTGCTTTTTTATACATATCCCACATATCATCATGCTGTATGGGAAATATAGTTAATCGTTCAGAAGGTTCTAATAATATCTCTTTTTTATCATTCATTGTGTATTATATTATATATTTATATTTTTATATAATTTAAAAATAATTAAATATTTTTATGCAGAACATAATTCACAACTATCACCATTTTCGTTAGCACATCTCATTTTTCTTTTTGCAAATTCTGGATCAATTGTAAATTGTTGTGTTTTTGCTTTAGGTCGCGTTCTAAGATAATATGAACCGGTTTTTAAACCTTTTGAATGTCCGTAAAAATGCATTGATGATAATTTTTGAAAGTCTGGATCTTCCATAAATATATTTAAACTTTGTGTTTGACAAATATATTTACCTCTATCTACTGACATATCAATAATTACTCTTTGTTTAATCTCCCATGATGTTTTATATAATTCTTTTAATTTATCATCAATTTCTGGAATATTTTGAATACTACCTTCATGTAATATAATAGTATCTTTCATTTCTTTATTCCATAATCCCTTTTCAATTAATTGTTTAATTAAATATTTATTAATTACAATAAATTCACCACTTAATGTTTTTCTTTGAAATATATTATTTGTAAATGGTTCAAAACTTTCATTAAATCCCATAATTTGTGATGTTGATGCTGTCGGCATAGGTGATAATAATAAACTATTACGAATACCATATTCTTTAATATCATTTCTTAATTTATCCCAATCATATCTATCGCTTGGTTTTTCATTCCATAAATCAAATTGAAATAAACCTTGTGATATTGGACTACCTTCAAATGATGAATATGCACCTTTATATTTTGTTTTTATAATATTATTTTCAAATTCATTTACATATTTATTTATATCAATATCACTATTATTATTTAAAATATTATTAATTATTTCTCCTCTTTTTTTTGATAATTCCATTGATGATTCAACGGCACCATGATATATTGTTTCAAATATTTGCTTATTTAATTCTGCAGCCTCTTTACTTTCAAATGGATATTCTAACATCATAAATACATCTGCTAATCCTTGAACACCAATACCAATAGGTCTATGTCTTAAATTAGATACTCTAGCTTTTTCAACAGGATAAAAATTAATATCAATAACTTTATTCAAATTTTTTGCAATTACTTTTACAACACTATGTAATTTTTCAAAATCAAATTCTTTATCTCTAACATTAACATATGTTGCTAAACAAATAGATGCTAAATTACATACACCTGTTTCTTCTGGCGATGAATGAATTAATACTTCAGCACATAAATTACTTGATTTAATTGTTCCAATATTTTTTTGATTACTTTTAGTATTTGCAGCATCTTTATAAAGTATATATGGAACTCCTTGTTCTATTTGTGCTTCTAATATTTTAAACCATAAATCTTGTGCATTTATTTGTTTTGTATATTTTCCTTCTTCTTCATATTTTTCATATAGTTTTTCAAATTCTTCACCATATACATCACTTAATCCACGACATTTATCAGGACACATTAAAGACCATTTTTTATTTTCTTTAACTCGTTTCATAAATAAATCAGATACCCATAATGCTAAAAATAAATCACGACATCTCTCCTCTTCACTTCCATGATTTTTCTTTAATTCTAAAAATGCTTCTATATCATTGTGCCATGTTTCTAAATATACTGCTATACTACCTAAACGTTTCCCGGCCTGATCTACATATCTCGCTGTGTTATTAAATACACGTAACATTGGTATTATACCATTAGATGTTCCATTTGTTCCTCTAATATGACTACCTTTACACCGAACTTGGTGTATATGAATTCCAATGCCACCAGCATATTTAGAAATTAATGCCATTTCTTTTAATGAATCATAAATACCACTAATACTATCATCATTAACACTACATAAAAAACAACTACTTAATTGTGGTCTTTTTGTTCCCGAATTAAATAATGTTGGAGTTGCGTGTGTAAAATATTTTTTACTCATTAAATCATATGTTTCTAATACTTCTTTAATATCTTCTCCATGTATACCAATTGATACACGCATCCATAAATGTTGTGGTCTTTCAATTATTTTTTTATTAATTTTAATTAAATATGCTCTCTCTAAAGTTTTAAATCCAAAATAATCAAATAAAAAATCTCTATTATAATCAATATAATTATTTAATTTCTCCTTATTTTTATTCACAATTTCATATAATTCTTTTGATACTAGTGGCGAATCATTTCCATGAATATCTTTATTACTATATAATATTTGAATTGTTTCTGAAAAAGATGGTGATGTATTTTTATGATGATTTGATATTATTATTCTAGATGCTAATACACTATAATCAGGATTATCAATTGACATACTACTTGATAAATAAGCCGCTAATTCATCTAATTCACATGTATTTACTCCATCATATATACGAGTACACACTTTCTGTGCTAATTCATAAACATTAATATCTAAATCATCCGATAAATTTTTTAATCTGTTTAATACTTTATCAAAACTAACATCTTCTTTTTGTAAGTTTCTTTTAACAACGTGCATATTTATTTTATATATTATCTTATTATTATATAATTTATTTGTTTATATAATTATTTTTTATTATATTAATTTTATTTTTTTTCATTATCAACTTCATATATAATTTATTTAAAAATTATTATATATTATATATTAAATGGTATCATTACCAAATGATATATTTGATTATATATTAACTTTAAGAATTGATAAAATAGAAAATGAAATTAATAATTTACTAAATAAAATTAATAATATAAAAATAATATTAAATCCTTTAATAATTAATAAAAATATAGATTGTTCTTATGCTATTAAATATGATTTCATTAATTATTCTTTAAATAATTATTTATTTGATATTGCTATTAAAGGTAAAGTTTTTATAATTTATCCAGGATATTTATATGATAATAATAGCGATTTTATTAGTGATTTATTAATTAATCCAACATATTTTAGATTATTATTTGAAGCTAATAAAAATTATTATAAATTTAAACATTATTATAATAATAATATTTTAAATTTAAAATCATTTATTATTTTTGATGAATCAAAATTAAAAATGTATGGTATTAAACCTAATAATAATATTACCTACATTCAATTAAATATTTGTATTTAAAATTAAATAATTTGTTAATAAATTCCATCTCGAATATATTGATTTTATTCTTTTTAAACCATAATTATGATATATAATATCTTTATTTGATATATTTCCAATTCTTTTAAAATTATTTTCAATTTCTTTTATTTTTATTTTAATTTCTTTTATTTTTATTTTTTTAAAATATTTTTCTAGTATATTATTATTATAACATGTATTTCTAATCAAAATTAAATAATTATCATCTACAATATTATTTATTTCCATTAATAAATATACTAATTATTTATATATTATTTTTCATTTTTTTTTATTATTAATAAATAATGTACGATAAAGTATTTGAAAATAGTGATTTATTTAATATTATTATTAACTTATGTATAAATAATATAGAATTGCAATTAAATAATATTGAATTAAAACTAATATATTGCACAAAGTTAATAAATAATAATAAAAGAATAATTTTTAATACTAAAAGATTAAATAATTCTCATCGTCTTTATAATAATTTCCCTTTATATACTAATTATAAATTATTTTAAAAAATAATATATTATTTAAAAAAATGATATATATATAATTAATATTATAATTAATAATGAAAGATTTAGATAATAATATGAAAGAATTATTAAAAAATATTAATATTTGTTGTATTAAAATAAATGAAAACAAAAATTTAAATTGCAAATTTAAAAAACTAGATTTTCTTAAAAAAGAAAATTTTTATGAAAATTTTAAAAATACTGAATTTATTGAATGATACATTTATGATTATTTAGATATTTTATCATATATGTTTCTTCTAAATTATATCCTAGTTTTTTATAATAATTTCTAACACCAGTACCACTAATTATTGCCATTTTATAATAATTATTTTTTTTTGCAATTAATTCTGCTTGTTCTACTAATTTTCTTCCAAATCCCTTATGTTGCATTGATTCATTTATATTATTTCCTACATTATTTAAATTTGAATATACATGTAATTCTCTAATTAATGCAGCATCTTTTAAAACAGGTAATACATTTGGATTTGCCGAATTAATTCGCAATCTAATAAAACCAATTAAATATTTCTCTGTTTCATATGAAATAAAATATTCTTTTCCATCTGAAGCATCGTATTCAATAACATTTAATTTTATATCGTCCATATTTATAATATTACCACCCACTTCTCTACATCTAATACACATACATCTCCAATTATTTTTTTTCATATCATTTTGTAATAATTGTCTCATATTTACATATTTTTTATCATATCCACCACTAATATATGAGCCTGGTATATCACGAATAATTCTATTTAATCGTTTCCATTTTTGAACTTTTTGTTTAAAATTTTTAATTAATTCATACAATTTTATATCATCATATGGTACATATGTTCCTTCTTCATACCATTTTTTAATTTTAGTCCAAGGAACAATTGCGGTTGGATATATTTTATATTGATCTGCTTGTAATCGCGGATCATATAATGAACTATTTAACATTTCTACATCTTTTTCATATGATGAACCAGGTAAATTAGGCATTAAATGTATATCAACTTTATAACAATTTTCCTTTAATAATTTAATTGCATTATATACACATTCAATATTATGTCCTCTATTTATTTTTTTTAATACATCATTATGTGTATGTTGTACTCCTAATTGTATTCTGGTACAATTATATCTTCTAAATTTTTTAATTTCATCTAATGTTATTGTATCCGGTCGTGTTTCTAATGTTAAACCAATTATATGAATTATACTTTCGTTTTGATTAAGTTCTATTTCTTCTTCTAAAGTTAACATATCGCGCTTATAAATATTATCAAATACATTTGCCGCATAATATAATTCAGTAATAAATCTCTCTTGATATTGTGATGGATATTCAGACCATGTTCCACCTAATACAATTATTTCTAATTTATCCAATGCATGACCCATTTCTCTTAATGTAGATAATCTCGCATTCATTTGTTTTATACCATCAAAATCATTTGCATTCGCTCTTAATACTGCGGGTTCTTCGAATAAATAACTTCTTGGTTGATCTACCCAATTATTTCCTTCATGTGCTTTTTCATTAGGACAATAAGCACAATCATGTTTACATGAAAATTTAGCAATTTTTGTATTACCATCATCATCAATATATTCTGGATGTGCTGATGTTAAAACTGTAATAACTAATACACCAGAATCAGATTTTTGTTTTTTTTTTGTAATTAAATTTTTAAGTTTGATATTATTTAATTCTAAATAATTATATATTTTAATTAAATCACAATTAGACACTGTTACTTTATATTTTCTTTGTAATTTTTTTTGAAAATTAATAATATCTCTTTTTATTTCAAAAAATTCATGATTATCTTTAAACTCTATTATTAAATTACTCCATATTTCTTCTGAATAATTATTTTTTTTATGTTCATTACGAATATCTTCAATATCAGTTTCTTGATAAATATTGCACATAATTAATTAAAAAATAAATAATTAATATATCATTTTTTAAAAATTGATTATATAAAAATCATTATAATTATATAATATATATTATGAATAAAATATATTTCCATAAATTATGTCCTTTTAATTTAGGTATACCAAAAATTAAAAAATATGATTCGTTTAAAAAATCTTTAGTATTAAATTATCATCCTAATAAACAAAATAAAATAAAAAAATGATAATTTATATTTTAATATTATATTTAAATGTTTTCGAATATTGACACTATTTCAATTATATATATAATTATGTGTGTTTTAATTTTACTAATTATATTAATAATATGTATACATAAGATAAATAGATCAAATAATGAACGAATTATTTTAGAAACAGAAAGATTAAATAGAGAACATAGTTTTAATAGAGAAGAACTATATATACAATTACATAATGATAGAATTAATAGAGAATTTAATTATCATAATTTAAATAAAAAACTAAAAGATGATATTAAAAATTTAGTTAAAATTAAAAAAGATAATCCCAATATCACATTAAATGAAGCCCGTTTACAATTATTAGATAATGATACTAATTATACAAACCACTTACTTAATTCTAGTGAAATTAATGAATTATATAATAATAATATTGTGTAATTTTAGAATGAATTTAATTTATAATATATTATATATATTTTTTGTTTTAAACGGTTTGTTTTGGAGTTTAGCAACACATACACAACATTGTAATTTTGCCAAAATATTTAATATACAAAAATGTCCAGGAACACATATTCAACATATACTTTTTGGTATAATAAGTTTAATAATTGGTATAATTATTAAACAAACTATTATTTAAAAAAAATGATAATATATTATTATAAATATTTATAATAAATGAATATATTAGATATTAATGATGATATATTTGAATATATAAAAAAATTTATAAATTTTGAATACTATAATACATTAACTATAATTTCTAAAAAATTTAATTATTTATATAACATAAATAGTTTAATTAAAAATAATTCGTTATATAATTTATATTATTCTCATTCTTATTGTAATTCATTTTTTATAAAATATATAAATTATACTATTTTAAAAAATAATAAATATCAAAAAAAAAATAATAAAATTACTGATAATATTATAAATCATATTAATAATTATAGAAATTATGTATCAGAAATTGCTAAAAATAATAAATTATTTTTAATATATGATATTATAGAAAGTCAATATCATTGTATTAACAAAAAATATAAAAATATTATAAATTTTATTGTAAAAATTAACTTTTATAATTTAAATTTAAATAAAAATGAATTTTGTAGTATATCTGATTTTATTATTAAATACTTAAATAATAAATATAATGCTTATTTTTATCAATATTATTTTAAAACAGAAATATTATGTAAATTATTATTGTCTATTATATTATTTAATATAACTTCAAATATAAAAAAATATTCGATTAATATATCAGAAACGTCTATTTCTAATTTAATAGAAACACAAATTGATAAATTAAATGAATTTAAAGAAACTTTTAATTATTATAATAAAAATTATCCAAAATATTTTAATAATTTTATGAATAATTATTTAAATAATTTAATTGAAATAAATAATAATATTTTATTTGATACATTTTAGATATTTTAAAATAGTTAAATAATGTAAATAATTATTATTACTAAAATTTAATTCAAAAGTAGGTACAACATCTTTTAATTCTTTATTATTTAATGTAAATATGATAAATGCTTCTTCTATTGAAAATAATATTTTTAAAGGTTCTATTGCAATAGTACAAATATTTTCATCAGAAAAAATAACATCCATTATATTATCGTCATATATTTTTAATCTTACATTTCTAATCGTTTTTCCACCAAATTCAGATAGTTCACAATTAGTATCTATTTTTATTTTTTTTTCAGAATTTTCAGAATTTTCAGAATTTTCAGAATTTTCAGAAATAATATCCAAATTATTATCTATTGAACTTGATTTTTTTATAATTTTAAATTCTGGACATGTACTAACACGACGCATAAATATATTAAAATATATTTTATTATTTAAAGTATCATTTTTTATATCCACATATATATTAGAAAAATAATGAATAATAATATTAAAAAGGTTGTTATCAAATATAATAAAGAAATGTCAGAAATGTTAGATACAGCATCAAAATTATTAGAATGTAACAAAAAAAATTGCAAAAAACAATTTAATAAATTAGAAAATTATAAACAAAAAATTTTAAAACAGATTCAAATTTTAGTTGAAAAAGAAAAAACTACTTTATCATATAAAAATTTTCAATTAAATTTAGAAAAAATAACAAATGATTATAGAAATAAAGATGTAGTTATTTTATTCTTTGATAATATTAAAAATGATATTGAAAGTGATACAAAAACAATTAATAATTATACTAGAGAATTTAAAATATATGAAAAAAAAGTGAAAAATAATTTAAAAAGTTATTTAAAAACAGAAGAAAAAAAATATTATATAAATGAAACAAATAAATTATTAAATAGAATAATAGACAGTAAGAAAAATATTAAATTAATGAAATGTAGTTATAAAAAATGTTTAGAATTACAAAAAAAAGATTTAGCATTGGTTAAAAATTTTACAGAGAAACTATGTAATGAAAAAATGAAAAAATCATGTAAAATATATAAAATGATAGATAATTTAGATTTTACAAATATTACTTATAAAGACACAATTAAAATTATAAAATTAATAAAAAAGGGTTTATTTTAATTCATTTTGATATTTTTTTCTTTCGGAATAAGTTTTTACTTTTTTCAAAGATGTTGATATTGCGTTATCATACATTTTATATATAAAATCTTCAGTATGTGGCAAACAAGTATAATTTAAATTCCAAATTAATTTAGTTTTGTTATTATTATTAATAAATTTAATTTCACCTTTATTACTATTAAAATTAGGTGCAACATATTCCTTGTATAAAATTTTACTTGGATATGATGTATTTGTAATTACTTGATTTATTGTATTAAAAAAATTTAGTGAACGCATTGAATTAGTTCCATAAATATCACCTATTGTAATTATTTTTGAATTAATCATTGAATTAAAATGAAAATCATCATACCAAACAATATTTAACCAATCATAGTATGTATCTTTGGGATTAGTATCTATATTAATTTTCCATTGTTTTGTTACATGTTTTGGTTTTAAAATTTCAGGTTTATTTAAATTCATACTAATATAATTAAATGATGTTACATGATTAATTAATAAACAAAATAATAAAAATTTATAATTTATTAGCATATTAATGATTTATAATATCTTTATTTTTTTATATAATTTCAATATTATCATAATTATCTTCTAGCATTAATTCATTATAATTATTAGAACATATTATACATAATACATCATTATTATCATAAAAATATGGTGCTGTAAATATATTATTACAAATTATACACTGTTTATTATTAATTGACATACTTTTAAAACAATTACTAATATCATTATCCATTTAATAATGATAATCCGTTAAATAATAATAATAAATAAAAAAATCATTTTTTAAAATTTATAAGAAAGATTTAAATAAATATGGTGTTTTATTAATAATTGCATTATTATTAATAAATTCTGATAAAGCATAATATGTAATTGCTAACATTGCTAATCTTCCATTATTTAGTTCTTTTAGTTCTAAATCTCTTTTTGCAACTGGGTCTTTATTAATATAAAGTTTTAAAGGATCAAATCCCAAATCTCCTGGCATTCTATCACTTTTATACTTATTATTTAAAGCAACAGATTCAATTGTTGTTGTAAATACAATAATACTCATAAAAAATACTGGATTAATTTTTTCAAGACCACCATTAAGAATAGAAGGCACTTTATTATTATTAGATAATAAATTTGCAGATTGTGTAAGTTTGGATAAATTAGAATGAAAAAGTTCTGATAAAGGCCAACCTACACTCGCCAACATTGCCAAACGCCCATGTTTAATTTCTGCTTCTCTATATTTTTTTAGTGTTTTAATATCACTAGCGCAATTTAATGGATCAAAACCTTTATTGCCTACTAAAATGGATGCTTTTCCATCTGATAAAATTGAATCTTTATTTAATAAACCAAAATTAATTGCATTTCTTACATATAAATTACCACCATTTTCTTCTCCAAATTTATCAATATTTGATAATCTTTCAAATTCAGCATAATCAATTTCATTATCTTTATTTAAATCACCATTTTTTAAAATTTCATTTTTACCATAATAATTATTTAATTCATTTACATCAAGATAACCAGATTTATCAACATCGATTTTATTAAAATCTTTGCTATTAATTTTATCTTGCATATTTAATTGACATACACTATTTTTTTTAATTTTATTATAAATTGGTAATGTATTTGAATGTGTAAAACAATATGTATTATAAAACAATGTAGAAATAAATAAAAATCGAAGCATATTTAATTATATTAATATAGAAATTCTTTATATAAATTAAATAATAATTATGATATATAGAATATATATGAAGTTAAAAATAAATAATAAAAAACAAAACAAAATAAAGAGAAAAAGAAATTAACAAAAAATAAAACTAATAAAAAAAACACAAAACATAAAATATCTTCAATAAAAAATTAAGAAAAACATAATTAATTTTTATATTGATCTGCTTTAATTGGTGTTTTACAAATAATATCACCACAATGATCTCTATTTTGATAAACAGAATTTATATTTGTAAGTTTTGTATCGCAATTTTTTAAATTCCATCTACCTAATTTTGGCAATGATGTGATTTTAGCATGATAATTAATTATATATTGAATTATTTTTTTCATTATATTAATAATATATTAAATAATTTTAATCATTTTTTTATTTATATTAAATAGAATTTAGAATATTATGCAATATAGTGAAGAAAAAAGAATATTATTAATTATATTATTATGGATTGGTACATGGGGCGTGATAAATATATTAATGTATAGAGTAAAAAATTTTTATTTAAAAGTTGCTATATATTTTAGTATTATACTTTTTTCATACACTTATTTAAAGAAACTAAAAATATAAATTTAAAAATATAAATCTAAAAAATAAAAAAATGATAATAATTTATTAATAATTATATTATCAATTATGCTATCAACCACTGATAAAATGAGAATTCGCAAATTTGCAAATACAAAATTCAATACATTAAAAATTAATAAAAAAGAAATTGAAAATAATTATGAAAAAATTAAAATTAAAAATAATAATAATTATAATAATTATAATAAACTAGATAATTATTTTGAAAATAAAAATAAATATTTTAAATCTTTAAAACCTACTAAAAAGGGAGGCGGTAGAATTATTCAACCCGGTGGTGCTTTTAGAGGCAATTAAATATTATAATTATATAAAAATATTTATTTTTTTACTTTCATTTTTCTTGAATCCCATCCCCAATGCAATAATGTTTGTCTTAATCTTGGATATATATTTGCATTATTCTTACCAACTTCATTTATTTTTCTTTGTAATTGATTTCTAAATCTACCTTTTGGTCCAGCAGATTTTTTCCAACGATTTATTTGTCTTAAATCATCATCAGTTCTTCTACCATTATAAAAATTACAATACCATTCAATCCAACCATATGGATCGTATTTTTCTTTTATCCAATTCTTAGACATCCAAAATTCATAACTAGTTCCAACTTCAACCTTATAATAATTAATATTTTTATCGTAATTTTTTTGTATTAATTTATTTAATGGTATTTTATCTAAAAATTTAAATTTTTTATGATGATTTTTATATATTTTTTTTGTTTTTGGCGATTTAATTACTCGAAAATAAGTACCACCCATTATACCTAATTTAAACATATCTTTTGGACTAATATTGGGAGTAAATTCAGGATAATCTTTAAAATACATTCTAATATTAAAATTTATTAAAATTTATAATTATATAAAAAAGTACATTTCATAAAAAAATTTAAAATTTAAAAAATGTTTTATAAAAATTAAAAAAAATAAAGAAATGTACTTTTTTTTCTTGAATTTATTAAAAAATGATTATGTATAATAATTAAGAGATTATATCAAATCATGATTTTTGATAATCTTCCTGAAGATCTTATTCTTAAATGTCATTCTTATATTTATTATCCTCAATCTGATATATTATTAGAAGAAATTCAAAATAAGTATATTAAAACAGAATTAAATAAATTTGATGAAAATAAATTAAAAACTATATTATATGAATTACTTAAATCATGGTATATTTTATATGCAAATTTTATAATAGAAGAATTTAAAATAGAATATGAAGGAATCAAATTATATATTGAATCATGCAATGAATTATATGAGGATCGTATTAAATTATGGATAGAAGAAATATTAGAATTAATTCATATTAATAGTTCAAATAAAAATAAATTATTAAATAAAAAGTGTATTTATGATTACATTTAATAAAGAAAATTAACTTGATATATTAATAAATATATCATCTATATATTTATAATTTGTAATTTTTTCATTATAATTTTTGATTAAATATAATTCTACTTTATTATTACTATAAATATATGGATAAAAATTACACAATTTAAAACAAAAAATTAAATTTTCTTCATTATTAAAAAAAAGTATGGCATCTTTTATACATATATTTTTAGTAAATTTTAAATTATTATAAATTTTAATAATATCATTTAAAAAATTAATATCTTCAATATTTTCAATATAACCTTCAAAATTTTGTTGGTAAAATATATTATATATTTTATCTTCAAATAAATTATTTGTTTTAATAATTTTGTATTTATAAAGAAATATATTCCTTGAAGTATTTTTTAAAATTTCCATTAAATATAAAAAATATTTTTTTTTTATATAAAAATAACAACTGGAACTACTAATAAGTCCACTGTTCTAGTAAATAATTATAATTTTGATTGCTTTTATTTTTAGTTATTTTTTTATATTTGTTATGAAATCCATTATCTAAAATTTGTTTTGCAAATTCATTAATTGATTTTTTATCTAAATTACAATGAGTTCCATATGTAATACAGTGACAAGAATAATAATCACAATCACAAAAGAATTTTTTTTTTTGCATATCTTTAACCAAACTATTGTGAATACTATTATAAGAATTATTTAATACAATAGAAAGACTTCTTTTACCAGTATTATTAATGGCAAGAGAGAGAGACATTATTACTTTAATATTTTTATACTTTTATAAATAAAAATCATTTTTTTTTATATAATTTAATAAAAAAAAATTTAGTATTTAGTATTTATTATTTATTCTCATATAATTATCATTATAATGTTTATGATAATAAATTTCATGTCCTTTAGAATTTTTATTTATTTTCAGTAACATATAACTTATAATAATCATTTGTATTGCACCGAATACAATAACAGATACGCTACTAATTGTAAAACCCCATATAATCCATAAAAGTTTAATTATAAATAAAAGTATAAAAGTATTTATATCTAAATCATTAGTTTTATTTGTAAGATAAATTTTATATGCCTGAGGAATATAAGCAATAATAGTTAACATTCCTGCTAAACTTGCAATAAATTCAGCAAACATATTATATTTTAAATTATATTTTATCATTTAATAATAATATAGAAAAATAAATTATTTACAACATTTATAAGATTTTCTATGCCATTTTGTTATACCATATAATTTTATTGCATTTAAATGTTTAGAAGTTCCATATCCTTGATTATTTAATAAATCATATTTTTCTAATTCCTCATTATTTTGAACTAATTTAATAATATTTTCTGTATGTTGTTCTTTTGCTAATATTGATGCGGCTGCTATACAAGTATATATTGAATCGCCTTTATTTATACATTCATATGGTATAATTTCTGAATTTACACCGGGAGGAATATATGGTTTAAAATATGGTCCATCAATATAAATTTTATTAAATGATTTTTTTTTATATGCAATATCAGCTGCTAAATTCATTGCCTTTAATGTAGCATTTAAAATATTAATATCATCTATTTCATCAACACCTATAGAAGCGATACCATAAGTTATAGCATTTTTTTTAATATATTCTGCTAAAAATTTTCTTTTTTTTTTAGTAAGTTTTTTGGAATCCTTAATTTGATTATAAATTTCATTTTCTTCATCTGTTTCTGCTTTTTTTAAAACTACACATGCACTAACTACATCACCTATTAAACCACCTCTATTTGATTCATCAATACCGGCTTCAAAATTATTATTTGGTAAAATATAAGTAGTCATAATAATTATATATATATAATTAATTATATCATTTTTTAAAAATATTGAAAATATCACTAAATGTTTTTATAATTGTTAAAAATATAAAAATAGAACCTAAAAGTAAAACACCATTAAATAAATAATTTCGTTTAGCATTTGCAATTGCGAGAGTTTGCGTAAAAAATCCATAATACCATTCACCTTTTAGTGCATTTTTATGTATATTTACAATTATACCTTTTTTATTATCAGCTTTTCCAAATAATGTTGTAAAAATACCAATAAAAGTTGCTATTATCCATATTATACCCATTAATATATAATTTATAACATTTGAAAATTGTTTCCATGTTAAAATTAATAAATTATAACACAGAAATAAATATATAATCATTAAAAGTGATAATAGAAAGAAATTAATATATACAATAATATTTGAAGAAAAAGTATTATCTAGTATATTAATATCTACCATATTTGTAGATTTATTGATATTGCAATCATTAACATCATTAATAATTTCACCTTTATGATTTGTAAATTGAGTATTAAATAAATTCATAGATTTATATCCACTAATATCATCTATTTGAATTTTAGAATTTTCATTTAATTGATAATCTCTAATTTTATTTAAATTTATATCATTTAAATCTTTTTGATTAAAATTATTTAAAGCATTATCAGTATTAATAGATTTTAAAAGTTGTTCTTTATTAAAATTAGGATATTGAAGTCTATTATATATAGTTTTTTCTGTATTATATTTTGTTATATTACCAATTATATAATTATTATATGTTTCAAAAAATTTATATTTTATATCTTTTTTATCTTGAAATCCAAAACAACATTTACAACATGCCTGTAATAATAATAATAATTTATTAAATTCCCACGAATTAATATCTAAATTATTGACAATTGCCAATTCTTTTTTCCAATCATAAAATTTGTCTTTTAAATTATCATATTTTAAAAAATCACTTAATTTTTTTGAAATATTATAAGCCTTTATTAATATGTGTTTAGTATTATAAACTTTTTCAGGATTATAATTTAATTCTTGTGTATTATCAACTGGTGGAATTATATTTAAATGTGATATTGGTTCAGTTATTATATTTAATATTGCTGTTTTTATTTCATTATGAATACTATTAAATAATAGTTCAGAAGTATCATTCTCTTTAATTTGATTTAAAATATCATCATTAATTTCATAATCATAATCTTTCTCAATTCGTTTATTATAATTTTCAATAATTTCATTAACTAAATTAAATTCTGATTGATAAAGTTCAATTAAATCTTTTTTTGTTGATCCTAGTAATATTATCATTGAAAATGGTGTATATGGAAAAGTATTTTTTAATCTACCATTATCAATTAAATCTCTATTTATACATTTAGTTATATTATTTTCATTATCTTTTTCATTTACAGGAATACTACCAAAGTTACAAGGTTTATAACACATATTTTTTTGTTTAGAATATGATAATTGCGATGAATAATTATTTCCATTATGATAATCTGGAATTGTAAACCAATCATACCATCTTTCATCGCAAATATCATTATTATTAAGATTATTTGATGATAGTAATTTAATAATTATTTCATGGTGATCGGGTTTTTTTAATTTTCGGATACCATCTTTACTAGTTTGTTCTATTGCACTATTCCATGGTCCTAACGCTATTTTATTATAAATTTCACATTTATTTTCACTATTATTTGTTAACCATATATTTTTATTTTTTAAAGCACAATTCGGTAATCCAGTATTATCACATAAACTATATTTATAATTATCATCTTTACCGTTGTCTTCTTTTTTATGCAAATTAATTTTGTTAATATCATCTTTTTTAATTATACTATGATCAAAAACTCCTTTATTTTTATCATAAAAATTATTTTCTATTGCCAAATTAATACTACATTTATGTCCTGGAGTTTTATCATCTTCTAATTTTTTAATACAGACATCTTCAGTTTTTTTACTTTCTGTTTTATCAACCTGTGAATCAGTATATATTATATTTTTAGCATAATTTGAATTTGTCATTACTCTATTAATATAATTTAATATAAATATATTAATAAAAAACTAACTAATAGGATTTGGTATTTTATTTGAAACACAATATAATCCATCTGTTTCATATAAATTACTTAAAATTTTATTATCCAAATCTTTAAATCTAGCATTACAATCTAATACATATTTATCACTTTCAATTTTCCATGGAAATACTAATGTTGCTGTATCATTTAATGAATATGCATTTGGATTTTTATTATTTTTATAATTCTTTATACTTTCTGGTAATTTATTGACATCAGTATTTGCACTATAATAATCTATATATGGTATTTCCCATTCTATATTTTTAGGTTTTATAATTGATACAGCAGTATTCTTATGATTATCATCTGTAGTTGATTTATATATTTTTGTTTTAATTTTATCATTTAATAAATTATAATTAATAAAAGATATATTATCTACTCTTTGTATTTCAGCATCATTTTCCTTATTTAAAGCACGTTCAAATTTATTATTTTCGATTAAAGAAATACCTGTCGTACCTTTTAAAACAGAAGAAGCGCCTATTAAACTTTTATAAAATAATTTATTAAGTATTCTACCATTTGTACCTTGCTTAATATTATTAATATTATCTTTACAATAATTAAAACTATATTCTAAAGGATTATCTAACCATTTTTTAAATTCAAACTTATTTCGCGAACCACAACTATTATAATTATTAGAACATTTCACTTTATTATCATTATCTGGTTCATCTGTTTTTTTTTTACTATTATAACTAATTTCTGCTCCAAAAACTAAAAATACTAATAAAAATATAAATATAATAACTGCCATTACCCAACATATTAAAGCAACAGGATGTGATTTACAAAATTCAATAAATAAAAATAAGGCTCTATAAAGAATTTTACCAATATTTTTTATAATACTCCAAAGAGCTTTTATAAAGTCTGTAAGTATATTTTGAAATATAACTAAATATTTAACAGCATTTTTACTATTTTCAATTTCTTGTTTTCCTATTTTTTTTTCTTTTAATTTTCTCTCTTCATCAATTTTAATTTGTTTTGATTCTACTAATGCATTTTGAGATGCTGCAATATTAGAAGCTTCATCTATTTTATTTTTAAGACTATCTAAATATTTACTATATACATTTGATGTTTTTTTCATAGTATGTGGATTTAATGGAATAATTTGTAATTCTTTAGGATAACTAGGACTCTGTTCTTTTTTATCTCCTTCATCATTATCGCTTAATTCTTCTGGTTCTTCTATATTTCCAAAATTTTCACCAGCAATTGTAACAGATGGTTTTTCTACGCTAGATTCTTCAGTTTCGGTTTGTTTTTCTGTTTCAGTTTCGGTTGGTTTTTCTGTTTCAGTTTCGGTTGTTTCTTCATTTTTGTTTTTTCCAGAACCCGCTACATTAATTTGAACACTAATATTATTTCCATTTTTATTTACTTTCGTTGTGCTATCATGATCGTTTTCATTATCACTTGATTTATTTATTTTGTCAGTATTTAAAACTTCTTTGCTCAATTCTACACTTTTATTGACAGTATCAGCAGCAGTTTTTGCAATAGTATCAATACTATTTGTTGCGATATCGGCGCCTTGTTTAACTATATTTCCCACAGTATTTTCATCAATACCTACTTTTTTTGCAATATCAGTACCTTGTTTAAGTATATTTCCTACAGTATTTTCATCAATACCTACTTTTTTTGCAATATTAGTACCATCTTTTATCATTTTATTCAAATCAACAAAACCACCAGATTGTTGTATACTGTTTAATTCATTTTGAAATGCTTTTTTAATTTTAGGATCATTGATTTTAGAAATTAATAAATTAGCCTTTTTAAACTTTTCCTTAAATTTATCATCGTTGTTTTGTTTTTTTTTTATTGCATTATCAGCACTTTCTTTAATTAATTTAAAATAAGATGATTCTTTTTTATAACTCATTACTATATGAAAATAAAATATATTCGTTATTTTTAAAGCATATAATATATATTATATTATATATAAATGAAAAAAATAATATTGATTATTATAATATGTTTAATATTATATTCATTATGTTATTTTATATTTCCAGAAGAAATATCTATATTACAATTTAAAAAAAATAAACTAAATATAGATAATTTATTATTAAAACAACCTATTGTAATTGAAGATCATATTGATATGAAATTTATAAATAATATATTTAATAATAATAAAATAATTAAATTTAATTCAAATAATTTATGGGAAAGAACACCATTTAAATATACATTATTATATGCAAATAATAATACAAATATATTTATTTCTAATCCTAAAAAATTTAAATATATCACACCAACTGAAGATGATACCGTAATTGATATTAAACTAAATAAGAATCAATCAATTATAATACCATTTAAATGGTATTATTCATTAAATAAAAAAGAAGATATATTAATATACGGGATACATGACTATATAACTTTATTTTTTAGTTTTCTTTTTAACTAATTTATTAGCGATATTACTAATATCATTCAAATAATCGCTTTCAACATTATTTTTATGTTCTAACCATTTTTTATGTAATTCTTCTAATTCTGAAAACCATATTGTATGTATATCGGTTTTTTTAAGTATATCTAGTTTATTTTTTAATTCATTTACCTCTTTTTCTAAAATAATTTTTCTATCCATTGTTAATTGTGAAATAGGCATTTTAATTAAATAATTATATCCTTTAATTACATTATTTGTTTCATCATCAATTTCATTATCGGAATCTTTATATATTTTAGGATAATTTAATTCAGTTAATCTATTTGCAATAGTTTCTAATTTAATATTCATAACTTTAATATTACCAGAAATAACATCAATAATAAATCTAATTTTAGAAGATAAAACATTATAATCTTTTTCTAAATTTTTAACTAAACAATTTTTTCTTTCATAATATTTTTGTATACGAATTTTACTCCATTCTTTGATAATATTTACAGTATTTTTATATTTTTTAATTGAACCATTATCTGAATATAAATGCATATTATTTACACTTAAATTTTTTGTTGATGTTAATTTAAAATTATTTTCAAATTTAACAGAATTATTATGAATAGTTCTTGAACCAGGTGTAAAATTTAATATAAATTTAATATTTTTAGCAGTATAATGACTTTCAAATGATTTAAGATTAAATTGATTATTTTGAATTATACTTTCTAAAAATTCTTTATAATTTTCTGTCCAAGTTCCAATTGGTAGTTCTGTAATTTCAAGTGTTGTATCATTTAACCAATTATATATACCTTTGCTTTCAAATTGATCTTTATCACTTTTTGTAATTGTTCCTTTAAAACCTAAATAATATGGTATAAATTCGCTGATTTCCATATCATTAATGATATTATAAGCATTATTTAAATCTTCTAACTTATTTATTTTAATATTATTACTATTTAAATTATTACAAATTGAAATACAAATATTAATAATATCAGATGGATTATATTGTGGAATATTTGTTGAAAATCCTGTACCAATTCCAACCCCACCATTTACTAATACCATTGGAATAACTGGAATATAATATTCTGGTTCGATTATATTACCATCTTCTTCTAAATAATTTAAAATACATGAATCTTCTTCTCTATATATAAACTTAGTTAATGGTGATAAAAGTGTATAAATATATCTTGGCGAAGATGAATCATTACCACCTTGAATTCTAGAACCAAATTGACCGTTAGGTGATAAAATATTAATATTATTAGTTCCAACATATATTTGCGCCATTCCAATTATAGCAGATTGTAAAGAAGATTCACCGTGATGATAAGCAGTTACTTCACTTACATTACCAGCAAGTTGTGCTACTTTAATTTCACTATTATATAATTTTCTTTTAATACATGCATATAAGATTTTACGTGTACTTTCTTTAAGTCCATCACACATATGATTAATAGATCTTTCTAAATCACGATTACTATAATGTATAAATTCTTTATTTATAAAAGTATCATAATTAATAATTGATCTTTTATAATCTAAAACATTATTTTTATCATAATTTAGTAACCATGTTTTTCTATCATCCGCTCTTTTTTTATTAAATGCTAAATCTAGTTTTTCATCAGATTCGTCAGTATATTTATAAGTAATTTTTTTCATATTTCTAAAATAATCTTTTGCTTCTTCATCAGTTGAAGTACCAAGCCCTTTATAATATTTTATTTTCCAATTACCTTTTTTCCCATCACTTTCTAACCAATTTTCATAATCTGTCATATTATAAAATGATATTGTCTCACTTTTATTTGTAGCTTTAATGATTGGAGTTAACATTGATGTTAGAAAACCATCTATTTTATATAATGAATTCCATAATGATTGAAATACATTAAATAATAATCCTTTGATATGACTACCATCATGATCCTGATCTGTCATAATCATAATACTACCATATCTTAAATTTGAAACATCATCGTATTTTTTATTTTGTTCTAATCCTAAAATCTTTTTTAAAGCAGTTATTTCGGCATTATCACTTATTTTTTGTACTGATGCGTCTTTTACATTTAGAATTTTACCTCTTAATGGAAATACTCCATATTTATCTCGACCAATTACACTTAAACCAGATATTGCCATAGTTTTTGCCGAATCTCCTTCTGTTAAAATTAAAGTACATTCTGAACTATTTTTTGTACCAGCCATATTAGCATCATCTAATTTAGGAATAATAATTTTAGAAGTTTTTTTACCATCAGTTTTAACTAATTTTTTTTGATCATGAAATTCAGTTAAACTTAATGCCTTATCTATAATTCCAGATTTATATAATTTGTCTATAAATTTATCACTTAATTCACATTTTGAACCAAATTTACTCGTTTGAGTTGTTAATGTTTCTTTAGATTGTGAATCAAATGATGGATTAACAATTATACTTTTAACAAATACAATTATGTTATCTTTGATATGTTGTGATTTAATTGTTTTCTTTTTTTTATTTTGTACCATATCAGATAATCTTTTAATAATATTTTGAGTAATATAATCTACATGTCTACCACCTCTAATTGTATTAATACCATTTACAAATGATATCTGTTCATGAATTCCCGTTTTAGATAATCCAACAACAACTTCCCATCTTTCATTGCATACTTCATAAACAAGAGGAGTTTCATTTTTATCTACAAATAATTCGGCATATTTTTCAAAATCTTTAATTAATAATTTTTCATTATTAAAGAAAATTGATACCTCTTTACTTGTAGTAGCACACGCATCTATTATACGTCTTCTAAATAAATTATATATATCATCTGTTAAACCACTTTTTAATCCAAATCTTTCATAATCAGGAAGAAATGAAATTTGTGTATATGGTTGTTTAGAACATGCTCTCACAGATGGTTTAGATCTTTCAGTCATATTCTTCGAAAATTGTTGACTATATATTCTTTTAGTATAATGATCTACAGTTTCAATATTAAATTCTTTTGAAAATATATTTGTCAATTTTGCACCAAAACCATTTTTGCCACCCCAAGTTTTTTCTTCTGTTTTATCATAATTTGTAGATGTTAGCAATTCTCCAAAAATTAATTCAGGAATCCAAACATTATTATAATCCTTATGTTTTTCAATATCTATACCATTGCCATCATTAAATACAGTAATATACCCAGTTGATTTATCAATTGAGATTTTAATATTTTTAACATATTTAATATTATCCTTTGTTTCCGTTTTTAAACGCATGGAATGATCTATTGCATTAACAATAACTTCGTCAAATATCTTGAGTAATCCAGGAATATAAGTAATATCTTTTTCTATCATTTTCTTTGAATCATCATCATATACATATGTTTTAATTCTTGTTAATTCCGTTGAACCAATATATGTATCCGGTAATGATTGTATATGTTCTAATAGTTCATATTTTTTATATTTTTCCTCTATTTTCTTACTCATAATAAATACGCTTTATATAATATATAATAAAATAATTATTATATCATTTTTTTTTCTGATAGAATGTTATTTTAATATTGAAATTATTATTTAAATTAAATAATATATTATAAAATTTATCTGATATGATTGTACCTACATAATACGATAATATACTTAACATTATTGTTCTAAATAAAGATATCAAACTATATTGAAATTCTTTACTATTAATATCAATATTAATATGATTACAATATTTAATTAAAAATATAATAATATCATATATTATTATTTTCAATAATATTATATATATATTTCTTATTCCAAATAGAATACCATAAATAAAAAATAATAATGAATTTGATGCATAGTAAGTATATTTATTCGTTTGATTTTCATTATCTAAATATAAAAATTTATCAAAAAAATTATTATTATATTTACATTTTACTATATATATTATAAGTAATGTTATAACTGATATTAATAAATATATATATGCGAATATAGATTTAATAAACATATATAAATTATCTTAAATAATGTAAATAATATTATTTTATTAATTGATATACTTCTGTTGCTATCATTGCAATTGTTTTATTTTCTACATTTATAATATGTATATTATTTTCAGATACTAAATTTTTTAATATATCTATTTTTTCTTCATGAAGTTCATGTAATCTTATAATATATTCTATAGTAATTTTATCTTCACTTAATCTATTTCTTTTATGAATTCTTTCAAAACATGCATCTGGATTAGATTTAAGATATATATATGTATTATTTTCCCACATTTTATCTGTTTTATTATGTAAATCTAATAATATTTCATATTCAGCATTATTTATGAGATTATTTTCTTTTGCAATTTCAATAAAAGTATTTTTAATAAAATATGGACTTCTTTCTACTAAAATATTATTATTGTTAATATTATTTTTTTGAATCCAACATCTATCCAACCATATTCTAATTTGAAAATTAAATGTATTATTTTTATTATTATACATATTATTTAAATATGGTTGCCAATTATCAACTGGTTCTAAATCAACAGGTAATTTAAAAGTTTTATGTAAATAATTTAATACTCCTGTTTTACCACAACCAATATTTCCATCTATTGTAATTATACCCATTTTATAATTAAATAAAAATAAAAACTTAAATCATTTTTTTAAATTAATAATTTTTTCATTTTTGATTTTAATAATATTGTTTTCATACTTTTTAATGTTAATAATTTTCTTTTTGATTTTAATTTCAATATATTGATTATATTATATAAATATATTTTTATTATATTTACTAATTCTTGTTTAGTTGTTTTATCTATTTTCATCTTATGCTCTTTTATAATTTTACTTACCAATAATACTAATTGTTTATTAAAACTACAATTTTTATAATTACATCCACCACTTTGCATTGAATTGGGCATTAATGCATTTCTTATTAAACCTTGACTCCATTCTATATTTTGTACATTTACACCCTCGGATGCATTATATAATTGAGAATCATCGCAACCAAAATAAGAAGAGGGTAAAACAACTCCACCGCCTTTCATAAATTTTCTTTTTTTACTCATGCACATTTTATTAAGATACATATTTCCTATTTTTAATGTATTATTATCGATTTTATTACTATTTAATACTAATATTGCGATAATTGATATTAATGTAGTTATATTATATACAACCATATTAATATGAAATGCAAACTTATTTACAACTGCATTATTATTTCCAATTAGATTTTCTTTATTTAACAAAAACTTAGAATAATTATTTAATTTTTTTGTATTAATCATATGTTCTTCTATAAAATAGAATGAAAATAAATTTAAAAATAATCTATTTATATATTTTAGATTAGATATGAATAATAATTTTGGATTAGGAAGAGTTAATACTAATGGGGATACTAAATTTAAAAATAGAAACAATTTAACTAAAAATACAGAAAGTTCTATAAATGTTATATCTAGAACATATGAACCAAATGATTTAACCGGACTATTTTTTTCTAATGATAATGTTAATTTACTACATGAAGATATTAGAAAATATATCTATTTTAACACAAAAAATAATTCTATTATTGGTAAACAAAGTGATACCGAATTAAAAATTATAATGAAATCTATTTATTTATCTAATAGACCCCAATTAACTGATTTTAAAAATATTATAGAACAAGTTAAATTTCTTAATAAAGCGGTTATAATTGAATGTGGAAAAATAATTAAAACAAATTTATCTCAACATTTACATTATGTTAAAGAATTAAATACTATGCCTCAATTTCAAGAATTACCAAAAAATGTATCATCAAAAGGAACTAAAAATCTTGAAATGTATAAATAATTATATCTATTTATAATAATAGATAAGATAAAATATGGTAAAACGACATATTGAAAAATTTCACAGCGATAAAGCTACTGATGACTTTAAATACGATGACTCAAAAACTTTTGATGAAAATATGGCAGATTATCGTTCGAGATTAACAGATTATGATAAAAAAAAATTTGATATGAAAAGACAATCTAAATATTGGTTAACATTTTCAATTTGTCTTTTATATGGTGGTTTAGCTATTTTAATATTATTATTAGGATCATTTACTAATTGGGGAAATAATTTACTTTTCAATGAATTATATACTTTTGTTGTTACATTTATTATTGGTACTATATTTATTATTTTCTATTTAACTTATAAAGTATATAGTTTCGACTTTCCCATTTTAGATAAAGAAATTGGTTATGATAGTCCCTATTGTCCGGATTATTGGAATAGTTCATTCACATTCAAAAACACAGTAAATGGTACAGATCATGATGAAATGGATCCAGTAGATGGTGCTAAAAAAAATTATTTTGGCGATAAATATAACAAATCACAATTTAATATGAAATGTCATATTAAACCAAATACAGGTGTTTATACCAGCACTGATTTATATAATCAATTGAGATCTGAAAAAAATTACAAAAAATCAGCTGGTAATACATATCCACATGAGAGTAAATTAATGGTTGAATTAGATGATAAAACAACACCAAATTTTATTAATAGAACTGGATTAAATACTGAAACAAATGAATATAATGAATTTAGAAAAGCAGCCGCTAAAATGTCTGGATATACTTATAATATTCATAGTGGAGGCGATGAAGAACTAATTAAAAATAATTCTTTCGCATTAAGAGATCCAAATGGTAATTATTATGAATCTCCTTCTAAAATACCATTAAAATGCGATACTGTTTATCCATTATATTTAGCTAAAAAAGATTTCGATTATGCCCATAAAAATAAAATAGATAATTATAATAAATTTAGATGTGCTTATTCTAAAACTTGTGGTATTCCATGGACTGAAGCAGGATGTTATTAATTTATTTCATTATTGCTTTTATACTAGAATGTGGATTATAATTTTTCAATATAAAATCATTATATTTTAAATTATTTATCCAATTTATTTTTTCTTCTATTGTACTTTTTATTGATGGTGGTTCTGATAATATTTCTAATTCTACATTTGTATTATTTATATCTCTTTTTAATTGTTCATTAACAGCATCAATATGTTCTTCATATATATGTGTATCTGCAATAGATATTGCAATAGTTTTAACATCTAAATGTAATACTCTGGCTATTATTTTTGTTAGTATTGCTGTACTTGCAATATTAAATGGTAGACCTAAAAATAGATCGCTGCTTCTCATTGTCATCAAACATGATAAACCATCTGAATTTTTATAAAAATTATAAATCATATGACACGGTGGTAGTGCCATTTCAGATAATTGTAATGGATTCCAACCTGTTAAAATTGCTCGTCTACTATTATTTGGTTTTAATAATTCCTCTATTACATATTTTATTTGATCTACACCTTTTTCATCACCATATTTATAATATTTTTTTCCAAAATTTCTCCATTGCCAACCATAAATTGGTCCTAATTCATTAACTTCATAATTATTAAAACCATTTGCATCTAAATATTCACGTGTTGAATTTCCATCCCATATATGTACATTTTTATCTTGTAATTCTTTAGCATTTGTAGATCCTTTTAAAAACCATAATAATTCTTCTAATACACCTTTAAAATATACTTTTTTAGTAGTTAATAATGGAAAATTAATATTAATATTTTCAAACTTTATCATATTTCCAAAAGTACTATATGTATTTCCATTTCTATTTTTTATATTTTCACCATTTTTTAATGTATCTTCTAATAATTTTAAATATCCTAATTCATTTTCATAATACATTTTTGATTTTAATTATATTAATAATATATTTTTTATATAGATATTATAAAATGAAAAGTAAAAATAAATTGAATTTAACGGGGTCCGGAATCTTCCAAGTTCGTAATAATCATCGAAGATGCCCACCTTGTCCTAAATGTCCTCCATGTCTTAAATCCCCTTCTTCGAAAAAACTAGATCAACATAAACCCGCTCCCACCGTAGTAACAAATCCAAAATCTGCTACCACTGTAACGATATCAAAACCTAATCCTAATATAGTAACAAACCCAAAATCTGCTACCACAGTAGTAACGACACCAAAACCTGCTCCCACCGTAGTAACAAACTCAAAAACTACTCCTGCTCGTACTTATGCTGAAGTAACAAAACCAACTTCTGTTTCTGCTCCTGTTGATATTAATACAGAAATAAATAATATCTATAAAAATATAATTACAGTATTAAGACAATTAATGAATGACAAATCAACTAATAAGTCTGAATTAAAAAAATTATTACATATGGCAAAAAACGCAGATAGTAAAATCGAGAATGCTTTAATTAATATTGATAATGCTAAAGAAAAAACGTTAGAAGCATCTCTTTTAAAATTAAATTCTGTTTTAAAATTAAATTGCAGCGGTTGGATTGATGGACCCAAATGTGCTATGATTGTCAAATTCTTACCTCTTTCAATAAAAAATATGTATGAAATAATAAATTTATTTGATAGTAAGTTAAGTCAAGCTGATAAAAAAATAAAAATAACTAAATTTATTCATATTGCAATACCAGAATTAAAAAATATAATAGATAAAAATATATATCCAGAATTACAACAATTTTCTGATAATATAAATACAATTTATAAAAAACTATATACTAAAGGTGGAAAAAGAACAGTAATAAGAAAAAAAACAGATAAAAAAAATGCTAGAAAAAATGCTAGAAAAAATGCTAGAAAAAATGCTAGAAAAAATGTCATATTATAATTCTAAATTTAAATAAGTCTCCTTAATCTATCATTAAATGCTTTTGTTCTTTCTTTTAATTGTTGTATAGAATCTCTAGTACTAAAAGTAAATGGTGGTAATGATAATAATTTATAACCACGCGGTATATTATCCGAACCATATGACTTCCAATAAGGATAAGTCTTAACTTTTAATAAAGAACCATTTTCCATTCCTTTTTGAATTAATAAAACTGTTTCATCAGATGTGTCTTCAAATAACATATCATCTCTAGAAATTATTGGTGCATGGTGTAAAACTTCAGATACATCAAAATTTATTGACCCAATATTTATTTGTGCGTAAAGGTCGTAAATAGTAAAATTAATGTCACTGTACGGCGAGGGTTTATAATTTGCTTTTAAGAAATAATTTTTTTTTGTATCTATATTTATGCCTAATGTTGGTTGTTTTGTAAAAAATTTTATTTTTTTAAATACTTCTTCTTTTTGTTCTTGTGTTAATATTTCTTTACCCATTGCTAAATTTATAGGATTTTCGCCTTTATTGTTACAATCTAATATATAATTATAAAATGGTATTGTATCATAACAATGTGTTATTATTTTACCATCTGGTAATCTTGTTTTAATTTTTGACAAATATTTAATTTTCTTAAAATGCAAATCCCCTAAGGTTTCCTGTGTTATTGGGTCATTATCATTTAAGTCACAACCTACATATTTTTGTCTTGGAGATTTTCCTGAAAGACTCAATGATTTAGCATATTTTTTAAATTTAGGATTATCTGCTTCAAGTGCTAATTTAAGTTTTAAATCTGATTTTGAAAGTTTTGTTATACTACCTCCTTGAGGTCCAGTTTGTCGCGCATAAATATCTGCCATTCTTTGTCTCTCTCTCTCTCTTCTTCTCTCTCTATCAGTCTGTCTTTCTCTATTTATATTGTCTGTAGGTTCAGAATTTGTAATAACTTCTCTCTCTCCTTCTCTTTCTTGTAACATTCGCACATTCTGTTCCCATCTGTTTCTCTCTCTCTCTCTAGCTTCCTCTCTTCCTCTGTCAAGAACTTCAGTTAGTGTCTCTCTGTTATAGATTTCATCAAGTGTAGGACCACTCTCACGTCTTCTTTCTCTCTCTTCTCTCGCTCTCTGTCTTGCCGCAGCCCGAAGATGCAGTGGCAGATGCCATACTTCGATCAGTCTCTCTCTTTCTCCTTGAAGTTCTCTTTGTGCTGCTTTATTTTGTTTGTATGTTCTACTATATGGTTCTTTTTCAAATTTTGATAATAGTTCTTTATTTTTATGTGATTTAAATTTGGTTAGTGATTTAGCTGAAACTTTTAAAGGTGAATAATTTAATCTTAATGAATTTTTATCATTTATTACACTTCTTGCTCGTGATAGTTTTACTGAAAAATAAGGTGATAGTTTTTTATCTAAATATTTATCATTATATTCTTTTAGTTTTTTATCATAACTTTTTAATTCCTTTTGAAACTGTTTTTCTTTTTTTGAATGTTCTTTTAATTCTTTTTCTTTTTCTGAATTTTTTCCTCTTATATGTGATGTCATTTTATATCTTTGTAAATCTTGACTAATAATTGGCGCCCTAGGCATTTTAGGTGGTTCGGGTAAATTATTGTAAGGGTCTATAACAGGCTCATATAATACATTATTATTTTCTTCTGATTCTTTATGAACTGTCTCAATATCAAATAAAGAAGATACAAAAAACAGTTTAATATTTTTTATTTCAGCATCATATATATGTTCGATAACATCTAACATGAAAACTTGGTCAGCGCTTATTGGATGATAAAACCTTATACGATTATAATATTTTTGTTCTTCAAATATTATATCTTTAACTTCACCCCATAATATTTTTAAAAATGTTTTAATATTTATTTTTTCACTATTATCACTATTATACATTGACCCTAATATTATATTTAAGATGGTTTTTAATCTATATTTATTATACTTTATACTATTATCAATATATTCAATTTTCTTCTTATTATCTAATTCTAATCTCGGTATTTTATTACCATACAAAAAATAATCGTGAAATATTGTAGAATTTAATCTTTTTATAGGCATTAAATAATAACATATCTCGTATATATATTCTATAAACAATTTTAAAAGAGGCGAAAGCTTATAAGGCCATTCATTGGTTGTAACAGTTATTTTTTTAACTTGAAAATTTATACCTTTATTTTCTTCACTTGTAAAATTTAACATACTGTCAATAACTTCTTCACAATCCATATCAACTGCTTTGACTAATTTTATTTGATTTTCAATAGTTTCATATAAAAATTCTTGATTATCTATATATATTTCTCTTATATTATAATCATTAAAATGTTTTTTATTTTTTTTTAGATAAAAATGCATAAATAAATGGTCATAAACTGTATAACCCATTTTATCTAATATCTTTTCTTTAGTATAAATTAAGTCTTTTTGTTTTACTAAAAAATCTATCCATTTATTTTCTACATTATCATCACTATAAAGACTTTTTAAATTTCCAATATAATCTATTTCTTTAAAAGCATAGATATGATTGATTGGAAGTTGTTTTCTTATATTTTCAAATATTTCAGGATTTATAATATCAGTTGGCGTTAAACCTTTTGTTAAGTGTGTTATAAATTTTTCATATAATTTGACATACTTGCTTTTTAGAACTATTGAAGTTTTAACTTCACTACCATTATAAGGGTCAAATGTCGGATTTTTTTTCCATTTTTTTATTGTTTCTTCAATATCTTCTTTTTGAGAAGTAGCAGCTCCAGGGGAACTAGATTGCATCATTATCGCTTTTGATATTTTAGTAAAAGTAGTTGAAGGTATATTATCAAATAATTTAAGTTCTTCACTATCTGTAAACTTATCTTTATTATTTAGAAACCATTGTAATATTAAATTATAAACTCCATAATCGCTTGTAGTGTTAATTTGTATTTTTGATGTATTTACTAAATTAGTAACTTTATTATTATGTGATTCTACATATTCTTCAGCAGTATCATTTAACCATTTAATTATTTCGGGTCTATCTTTTATATAAAGTTTATCTAAGTCCTTAAATAAATCTTTTTGTTTTTTTAAATCAGATTTACTCATTAATCTATTAACTTAATATATAAAAATATAAATTATTTATTTATTTATTTATTTATTTATTTATTTTTTTACTATTACGTATTAAATTTCGTATCAATACCATCTCATTTTTATATAATTCAGATGGTTCTTGTAATAACATAAATGTTAATAATTGGTCAATTATCTCTTCATATTTCCATGGTTCTATTTTTAAACATATATGCTCTCTATTTTCTTTAGCAAATTTTTGCATTAATTCTGTTTTTTCATTTATTAATTGTATTATTGAATTATTTAAAGTTTTCATCATAAAATCCCCTTGCATTTTTACTAATGAGTTTTTTTCATTACAAAATATATTATTATTTTCAGGATAATTATTATTAAAATGTATTTCTTTTGTTAATGTACTAGGAATATTATAAGATTTTTTAAATATTTCTAACATTCTTTCATAATTTAAATAATCTAATCTTTCATTACCATAGTTATTTATATATAATTTAATATTATTCCGATTTTCTATATTTAATTGTTTTTCTATATTATTTTGTGTTTCTATATTATTTTGTGTTTCTATATTTCCTAAATTTAATTGACGTATATCATTATTTGAACTTTCATTATTACTTTTATAATTTTTACTTCTTATTTGATAAATACATATATTTCTTGCAATATGTCTTGATTTACTATGTCTATTTGTAAATGATATTAAACATCTGGGGCATGTTAAATCATCAATACCATCGCATTTAGATTCATGTATTAATAAATGTTTCTTTGTTTTGTATTTTTTTTTACATTTTTTACAAAATAATATAGGGATAACATTTTCTTCTTTTGGGGTAACATTTTCTTCTTTTGGGGTAACATTTTCTTCTTTTGGGGTAACATTTTCTTCTTTTGGGGTAACATTTTCTTCTTTTGGGATAATAGTTTCTTTTAATATTTTATTTTTATGATACTTACTATTATAGTGACGTTTTAAATCATATTCACGATTTGACGAATAATTACAATATTCACAATTATATTTTTTTGCGTCATTTTGCGTCATTACTATTTATAGTATAATATTTTATTTTTAAATATAATAATTATTATCATAAATTTATAAATATTTTTTTTTACGCAATATACGCAATATTATTGCGTCGTTTCATGTTAACTTAGGTCTTTTTCACGATACTTTTTAAACATATTATTATAATTATGTATTATTATTATGTTCTTGAAAATAATAATTAATAAGTGTTGAATTTATAAAGCTTTTTTTTTGTACAAAAATTCTCAAAAATTTTTTTTAATAAATTAACGCAATTTTTCTGATAATAATATTAATTTAAATACTATTTTACAACCAACATTTTAATAAGCGACGCAAAACACAATTTTTATAACGCAGTATATTTTTTTAAAAAAATTGTAAAACATTATAAAATTAATAACATAATAATGTATATATTTATAATATTTATGAAAAAAAAAATTTGTCAAAAATGAAGAAATTGTCACCCCATTTTGACAAATTGTTACCCCAAATGACCAATTTATTAGCCCATATTGACAAATTGTTACCCCTTATGGATAATATAACTTTTTTTTTATTATTTTTTAAAAAACATTATCAGAAAAAATATATATTAAAATAATTTAAAATAAGAAATATATATAAAAAGTACATTTCATTAAATTTTTTATAATTTTAAACATCTTTATTAAAAATTTTATAAAAATAAGAAATGTACTTTTTTTTTTATTTAAAATAATAAAATATGTTAAATACTTCTAATTTAAATAATTCAAATATAAATTATGAAAAAAAATATTATTTTGTTAAAAAAATTAGTGGTCATTTATTAATAATGAATCAAAATTGTGATTTTTTCTTTTTAATTACATTGTTAATGGGAATTCTATTATAATAACTGCTGCACCTGGTCCACCCATATTTCCATTTCTTGCATATGGATCTCCACTAAATCCATATCTCGAACCTTGTCCTCCTGCACCTGGATTATTAGTCCACCACCAACCACTATTATATGAAGTCCAAGTAATAGGTGCTCCTTGTAATATATCCCAAAATGTTGTACCAGATAAATTTACATTTTGTAAAACTGTAGATATTGCACCTCCGCATGCACCACCACATCCTGAACTTAATGACGAACCCCCATTTGCACCTCCATCGCCACCTGAATAAGTACCACCTGAAACACTTGATCTACTACTATCCCTACCTTCATAACCACCATAACCAATTATTGTTGTTCCACTAAATGCAATAATACTATCACCCCCTGAACTATTTTGGTTAGAAACCCATAATCCACCACCATTACCTCTTCCACCTATAGTAATAGATATAGGTACATTTTGTAAATTTGTTCGATTTATTACATATGCTTGCCCTCCCGCACCACCACCACCACCATTTGCTCTTCCTCCACCACCCCCGCCACCTAAAACAACCATATGAACTTTATATTGAACATCACTAACAGGCAATGTAATTGTATGATATATTATACTACCACTATTTCTATTATCATAACCAGGAGAAGGAGCACTATAATTACGTTGTTCCCATTCAGCATAATAATTATTATTCACTTTTATAATATCAAAATAGTGATTATATGGACCATAATATGATCCATTTGAAGAATAAGCATATTTAGAACCATTATATATACTATACCATAAATCGTATAATCCTGTTTGTGATAAACTTTTATAATCATTTAATGATGATATTACATTATTAAAACTTATATGACCATATTTAGTTGATAAATAAATCTCAACCTCTTGTTTTTCTTCTAATGTTAATTCTCTATTATAAAATATCATTTCTGCGACCTGCCATTTACTGGTTTCATTACTATTATTTTGACCTGTATAATAACCATAATTAATTGATAATGTGGGATTAAAACTACTTGATACTGATCTTGGATAAGTTTCACCATATGTATATATATTATCACAATTCATTCCATTAAATCTAGAACTAATTGTTGTTTCGACACCAATTAACCATGTATTATTATCAGATATATGTTTATTTGTTACAGTATGCCAACCTTTTTCTCCATTATGGGATCTACCTGTATGATTACCATGGAATCCCCAAAAAGTATTTTGTCCTGTACCAGAACGAGCATCAAAAATTCTTCTATTATATGTAGTATCACTATCTCCTACATATCTTGCTATATAACAAAAAGTATAATTATTAGATTGTAGGGTAAATGGCATAACAAAACCAGAATTTTCATCACCTGATACAACTGTAATTGTATCATCACCTGATAAACTTTTTGAATTTTTAACAAAATTTTCTAATATTGGCGTACCTCTATATGTAACAATATCATTATTATTATCTGATATATCATTCCATTGTATAATTGTTGATCCACTAAATACTAGTGTCTCTGCATCAGATGTATAATGTGCTGTTCTATCATTTTCAAATGGTATAGATAAAAATTTAGAAGTAGATCCTTTTAAATCCCCTAATGATATTTCCCCACTAGTTGGTATATTTTCATTTATAGAATTATTTGGTATATATGACCCAGATAAATAAAAATCACTAAATTTTACATTATTTATAGTAATATTATTATTAAATTCTATATCCTCTCTATACACTTTTACTAACTGTGAAAATTTAACATTGTGTTTTATAGGTATATTAATTGGTCTTACGGGTAATAACTGATTTTTTTCTTTACCATATATATCCCAACAAGATATTGATAATGAACTTTCACCACCTGTTTTATTAACAACTAATGCATAATATGAATACATTTCAAATTTGGTTAATCTTTCATTATCATTAATTTTATAATTTAAAGCTGAATAACTATTATTTGAATTATTATATATATAATTTAAATCTAATCTATTTATATTTTTATGTATAATTAAATTCCAATTAGTATCATCATTTGAACCATAAATTTTAAAATCATGTGGAAAATAATTTATACTCATATGATTAATACTATCTATTGAAGATTCGTCTGCCATAGAAATTATAAATCTTGATAATAATATTTGATATGGTAAACTAATTTTTATCCAATCGCCTTTATAATCGCTTACTATATAATTATTTCCATTATATGTACCTCTTGATGGAACTTGTGTTAATGATATACCATTATTCGTATAAACACCTGTAGCCCACGTAGCAAATTCATTATTAGCAATAAATGTATTCAATGGTAAAACATTATTATGTAATTCTGAAGACCATGTAATTGAATATGAACCATTACCATAAATTTTTTCTTCTACTGTAAATGTTGATGAATTAATATCATTTCTAACAAAATATGGAGGATACAATCTTTCTTCTGAAAATAAAATATATTCAAAATAATTATATGCAGTTATATTATTTTTTAAACTAGTATAAATTAAATCTTCTTCTTTTAGTTCAATATTATTATCTAATTCTATATTATTATCATATTGATCATACAATATCGTCTTCCATGTTGATTTTTCTATTGTATTATTTAAATCATCATTAATAATATTTTTTTTATTTTTAATTTTAATTATAACTATACCCGAACCACCATTACCTCCTTGACCCCCATTACCTGTACTTACACTACCTGCACCACCACCTCCTCCTAATTCGTCTGTACCATTTTCTCCCATACCTGTCGGAAATCCACCTTTTCCACCACCGCCTTTACCACCTAAACCTTGTTTTATAGGGGGTATATTATAAGTACTACCGCCATAATGACTTCCACCACCTCCACCACCAGCATAAAATATTAATTTACCTGTTATATTAACTGGTAAACCTATGCCACCATCCCCGGGTTTATGTTCTTCCGCATTTTTACCATTTCCTCCCGCACCACCACCACCACCCCAATCCCAAGAATATGCACCCAAACCAGTACCACCATTATAACCTTGTTTACCATATGTTAAATCAGCAATACCATCAGTACCACTTGAACCAGCACCACCTGAACCACCATTTTTTCCATTATAACCACCACTGGTGTGTCCGCCGCCACCACCACCACCCAAAGCAATTTTATTTATTACATCACCAGATAATTCAGAATTATATCCATTTGTTCCAGCAGTACCAGATGTATTACCACCAACTCCTCCATTACCAACTTTAATAGTATTATTTGTTCCTAATATTGCATTTTTCATATATATTAATCCTCCTCCCCCGCCACCACCACCATGACGACCACCTCCACCGCCTCCACCAGCAACAATTAAAATATCACATTCAGTAGTTTCGCTAAGTGTTAAATTATATTCAGATTGATTTGAACTGTTTGTATTAGTTGAATCATATTTATAATATAAAATTTTACTATCGTCAATTTCACAACCATATATATCAAAATCTGCCATTGCTAAAATAGTTGAATCGCCAACTTTATTTACTACTAAAGCAAAATTATTATAAGCTTTAGATGATAATATTTTTTTTTCATAGGCAATATTATTAATATTATTATACGATTCTGTAAAATTCGTATTATCTATTTTTAAATTTTCATTTAGTACAATATCCCAATCAGTACCATTATTACTTCCATATAATCTATAATTTCTTGGTAATCTATTTAAATAAGTAGTATTATATAATATTCCTGAAAATACTATTTTTGTTGGAATAATTTTTATTGGCATCTCAATTGATACCCAGTCACCTTTATAATTATCCCCTGCTAAATCTTCATTGCCATTATATTGCCCTTGTGCTATTATTGGTATAATATATACTTCATGTGATATACTATTGCCAGATTGGAAACCAAATTCAGTATTATTATTTAATGTAATTTCTTTCCATTCTGTTGTAGAATCGATATCATTCCACGAAGATGATGATGATGATCTATATCTTAAATGAATATCTGTTTTATTTTGATCTGATTTCCATCTTATTATTATACCTGCTGGATTATTTACAGAATATATAACATCACCATTAACATGATTAATATAAGGAGAATTTGCTAAATTTCTATCATTTGTAAATATTGCATCCCAAGAACCTAAAAGCCAACTTAATCTAGCTTCGCTTGACATTGGTGCATGAAATATTAAATTATCATCCTTTGTTGCATAATAACTATAATTATTTGCAGCCCACGTTGCATCATTTTCGGGCGCAGATGTGCCTTTAGCAAATATGTAATTGGGACTATGTGAATTAGTCGAATATTGTGAAGAAAATTTAACAGTATATGTACCATTGCCATAATCATTATCAGTTATATTATATGTTTCTGGAGAAAGACCATCTAATTTTTTGAATGAAGTTGCTCTAGCATTGGCATGTGGATATAATCTTTCGGAACTTATATTTTGTAATAATTTATCAGTATTCCAATACCATTTTAATGAAGATATACTATCTAAAATAGATCTATTTGAATTTACTAATTCTAATTCAATGAATTTATTTGCTATATTTTCAGTATTTTTAATTCTAATACTTTTTGGTTTAGTTTTTATTATTACTATACCTGAACCACCATTTGCACCATTTCTTTGACTTCCGCCACCTCCCCCTCCTCCGCCACCACCAGTATTATTAGCACCAGCTGTTGGAAATCTTCCCCGCTCTCGACCACCATTACCACCACCTGCTTTACCGTCACCACCATTTGATCCAGATGTTGTATGATCCCATGTTCCACCGCCTCCTCCGCCACCATATTCTTTATTTTCACCAGTTATAGAAGATATAAATCCATTACCACCGTGACCTGCTATATTACCAATTTTAGTACCACCATTTGAATTAAGAATTAATTTTTGTATTTCATTATATAGTAATTCCTTATCATAAATTCGCAAATCTTCTATTAATCCATTTGTTGTACTTGTTAATATTGTTCCACTTTTAACAAATGATCCTAAACCTATTAAATTACCAAAAGCAGGTGTGCTCCAATATGTAGATGTTGATTTTTCTTCATTTAATATACCATTTATATATAATTTTAAATCAGATTTATTTGATATTGCAACAATATGATACCATGTATTAATTTGTATAGAATCATTAGACCATACTTCAATCCAACTATTACCAGTACCTTGTTGTCTTTCTAATTTTATTTTTTGTTGAGTTGTTTCTAAATACAAATTAAATCCACATCTAGGTGATTCTGTATTATCATATCTAGATAATATACTACAATGTGTAGTTAATTCACTTCTATAAAACCATAGACTAATACTCCAAATATTATCATCAAATAATCTTGACAACATATTACTATTAATTGTATAAATACCAGAACCAATATCAAAAGCTTTATTAATTATACCATTTTGAAATATTATTGATCCACTATTTTTTATAATGTAATTATTTTGAATATTATCTAAAAGATTATTTTCAAATTTATACCATGATTTCAAATTTATTTTATCACAATCTAATATTGAATAATAATATCCTCCTCCGCCACCACCACCATAATTACTATCTGAATTTCCTCCATTGCTCGAATAAGTACTTAAAACACCTAAATGACGATTATCTTCATTTGGACCAGTAGCACCACCGCCACCACCTCCTCCTTGAGAATTATACACAATATTATTTATTTTGTAACTATAACTAATAATAGAATCAGCTGGTTCACCATAACTATTACCACCACCTCCTCCTCCTGCTGTTATATAATTATTAGAATTTAAATATAATCTACTATAATTACCATTGTGTCCTGCTTCATAATTTAAATTTGGTCCACCGCCAATACCACCTTTTCCAACTTTTACATTATATAATCCCTTATTTAATTTAATATCATTAAAATATATTACATCTCCGCCGCCCCCACCACCACCATATTCACCACCGCCACCACCACCCCCAACAATTAATATTTCACAATCGCTTGAACTAGTTAATTCAAAAGTATATTCAGTGTGATTATCATCGGTATTATTATGTGTAAATTCATAATATAAGGAATTACTTTCTACGTCGCCATCAACTATTTTATTGAGGTAATAATCATTTATTGTATTATTTGCATATAAATTATATATTTCATTTTGATCTAATTCTTTATCGTAAAATCTTAAATCATCAATTATACCATATGCATTATAATCACTCATAAACCCCCCTTCTTTAAAATATGCACCTATGCCAATTTTATTTTCATTAATAGTTCCTACAAAATCAGTTGTAGATGTCCATGGTGATGAAATTGTTTCAGAATTATCTAATATTCCATTTATATATATTTTACTACCAGTATTATGACATATTACTGCAACATGACACCATTTATTATAATTATTTATAAATGAGAAATTTGTAAGATTAACAGACCATGAATTAGTATTATATAATCTCTCAAATCTTAATACACCTGGAGAACTATCTGATGAAGAATATAAACTTATATTAAACCCACCTCTAGGATTACCACCAGAATCATATCTTGCAATAATTCCCATAGATTGTGAAGAATCTAATTCTGTAACCTTAATCCAAAAAGTAATAGTCCATAAATGACTTTCGACTAAATTAACTAATTTAGAACTATCTATAGTAAATTTATTACCATCTGTTTTAAGTCCCTCTTTAAATATGCCTTCAGGATAAATTTCAGAATCATTTGCTGTTAATATTGAATTGCCAATTTCATCATTTAAATTTCCATCAAATTTAAAGTGTGATATTAAATTACTTGCAATATTTTCTTTTTTAATTTCATTGTGATGTAATTGCTTTTTATTATATTTAATTAATATTATTCCATCGCCTCCTTTTCCACTTGTTCCTCCCGCATTCCTATTACTACCACCGCCACCTCCTGTGCCATCAATTCCACTTTCTGCAGTTTCACTATTAGATCCTGTACCGCCACCACCTTGACCTCCAAGACCTTGAGAACCAGTGCCAGATCCAGATCCTCCTCCTCCTGCAAACCATCCAGAAACACCATATTCAGTACCAAAAATATGAGAAAAATTCATGCCTGGACCACCATTACCTCCAGTATCACCACTATGTCTTGTACCAGGACCACCTGCACCACCTCCTCCGCCTCCAGAATAACTACCGCCTCCCTGTGCACCATTATTACCATATCCACCACTTTCTGAAGTAGATTGATTGCCTATGCCACCAGCACTATTATTACCACCACCACCTCCACCTGAACCACCATTACCAGTAGTATTATTATTACTACTAGACCATCCACCACCTTTACCACCACCTTCAGCAGTATAGTTAACGGTATTACCGTAACTATCCATAATATCAATTATAGTATTTTCGCCTTTATTGCCACTAACATGATTATTATTTGAAACAGCATCTCCTCCTTTTCCAATAGTTAAATTAGCAGAAGAAATTTTAATATTATTTAAATATATTAAACCACCTGCACCTCCGGCACCAGAATCTCTTACAGCACCTGATCCACCTCCGCCAATTATTAATACATCACAATCTGTATCGTTTGGAAAAGTAATAGAATATTTAGTATTATTAGTATTTGAAAATTTAATAACTAAATCTGGTGAAACAATTCCATTAACTTCCTTAATTTTTAATATTTGACCTGGCGTATATGTAGTAGTATATGTTTTAAATTGATTTGAAGAACAACCTTCTATATAAACATCGTCAATATATAAGTATGTTGAACCACCAACATGTGGATTACCGTAATATACAGAAACAAAATTGTAATCAGAATGTAATGGTAATTCAATATAACCATCACCAGGATGTAAATATAAACCACCTTGATAAAAACTATTAAAATTAGTTTTTGCACCTATACTATTTGCATAATTAGTCCAACTATATAAAGTATTATATAAACTAAAATCATAAATATATTCAAGATTAGAATTATAATAAAATCCAATAATATTATAATGTTGAAATTCTTTTTTAATAATACTTGAATACGATGATGATAATATATTTTTAGGTAAATCATCTGTGTATTTAACATATACACCAGCTTCAGCATTACCTAATGTGCCATATATTTGTGAATATATCATATTTGTATTATAACCCAAATCATTAGTTAATATAGTTGCATCAGTTTCATATGTTTTATCAAGTTTTACAAAATATAATGGTATTTGTGGATCGGGATAAGGAGTACCATTATGAACGCCATAGTTTCTATTATAAATTATTTGATCATAATTAGGACCATTAAAATGCGTAGAAATATTTTCATTAAAACCATTTGGGTTATTGGTAGTTTTATAAGCATGAGGATAATTAGAATGATAACTATATGTACCTGAATGTTCACTAGCTTTTTTCATTTCATAATTATTAAAAACGATCCATCTATCTTTATATTTTGAATTAATATAACTATCATGCATAATAAATAAATAAAATTTAACTTTTGAATCATCAAAAGATATAGCCCATTCTGAATTGTTATCATTCATATTACCAGTTGAAACATTTCCATTTATAACGGATCCTTCAAAAGTATTACCATAATAAAAAGATGTATTATTAAGTGGTTTGTGTTTAATTTTAATCCAATCACTCATTTGAGTAATATTTTGAATATTTTTGTTATAGTAACTAAATCCATTATATATAGTAGGCGAAACATCATTATTATATTCTATCAATTTAGTATTAAAATTTGTTTTAATATTGATTAAATTAGTTCTATCATTATTATTAAAATTATTAATATTTGTAAATTCGATTTCATCAATATTTAAATCATAGTTAATTGTATTAGATATACCTTGTAATTTAATTTTTTTTATATAACTAGTCATTAATTAATAATTTAAGGTTCTATTTATATATTATTATATATAAATAGAATAGAATGAGTAATTATTATAAAGTAATTGATGGATTAGAATATGATTCTGCATTATTAAAAGAGGCTGAAGAATGTATAAAAGGACAGGGTGACGGTAGAATATCAAAAAAAGATGTAGATCAATTACTATTAAAAATAATGGATAGATCAAAAATAACAGAAGTAGAATATAGAACTATATTTTATATATTAGAAAAATTTAAATTTACAGATGAAGGATTAAAATATTTTGCGAATAGATTACAAAAAAAATGATAATTAAATTATTTAAATATAAATTAATTTAAAGAATTAAAATGAATAGTAGTGATAAATCATTTTTAAAAGAGTATCATAATTGTCATAATAATCGTATGAATAATATACATATGAGAGAAGCAATTGATTTGTCAAATAATAGTGATGGTGGTCCATTTGGAGCAATAATTGTAAAAAATGAACATATTATAGGAAGAGGAAATAATAAGGTAACAGTAAATAATGATCCTACAGCACATGCTGAAATTATTGCAATAAGAGATGCATGTCAGAATATTAAAAATTTTTCTTTAGAAGGTGCAACAATATATACAAGTTGTGAACCATGTCCGATGTGTTTATCTGCAATATATTGGGCGAGAATAGATAAAATATATTATGCAAATACAAGAGAAGATGCTGCAAATATAGGATTCGATGATAAAGAAATATATGAAGAAATAAAAAAAAATATAGATGAAAGAAAAATTAAAATGATAAAAATAGAAAATACAGATGCAAATAAAGCATTTTTAAATTGGAAAAATAATTCAGAAAAAATTGATTATTAAGTATCATTATTATCATTATTATCATATGGAATGAAAAATTTATTAGGAGGTGGTAATTTATTTTGAAAAATATTGTAAACACAATCAGTTCGAATAAATGAGATAGTTGATAATATACCAATCAAATTTATATAATAATTCCTATTATATAATTTATTTTTCATTATATATATTATTATTAATAAATGATTTAAATTATTTTTGTGCAGCTAACCATTTACGAATATTATCTTGATCATCTCTATCAATAGCAGAAATATTAGGTGATACAAATTTATCATAATCTTGGTCATCATAATAATAATGAATATTTGGAATATTTGCTATATCATAAACATCAATATTTTTTTTAAAAATATCATTGCAATCGGTATCATGAAAAAAATTCATATTTGCATTATATTTATCAAGATTAATTATAATATTAGCATCAAAGATATGTTTTATATATGTATCCCAATTAATTAAAGTATTATAAATAATCTCGCTATCAATTATATCAAATTGAGAGTTATATCTAGTAATAAGATTATTATTAATAATTTCATGATTATATTTTAAAATAGATATAGTTAAAATAGTTGCTAAATCATTACGACTAATAGTATTAGAATCTGCATCTTTATAAAAAGTACAATTAATTATATTAATTTTATTGCGATTTTTATTATTAGTTTCTTTAGAATTTATAATAATATTAAATAAATCAACAATATTAGTAAATTTTTTAAAGCAATTAGTATTAGGATACATTTTAGTAATATGATATTTTAATTCATTGAAATTGCTATTTATAATATAATTATCAACATTTAATTTATTATATTTAAGTTTAATATTTTTAATATAATTATTTAAATATAATTTTTGAAGAATTGAATTAATTGTTAAAAGATAAGATATAATATAATTTAGTTTATATTTATTTTTTTGAAATATACAATAAATTTTATGTTCTTTTTCTGAATAATTACAATCATTAGTATGATTAAATGTATTATAATTTTGATTTACAAAACAATCTATAAAATAATTCAAATCATAATTACCAATGTTATGAATATATTTATTTTTAATAATAAATTTTAAGAAAGAATTAATTATAAAAAAATATCTTTCAAAAAGAAGTTTATTATTATCAATATATTCTTGATTATTCCATAAATTTTGAAATTTATATATTAAAAGATCAAAAAACACAATCATATTTTGTTTATTATTATCAAAAATAAAAACATTAGATTTATCAATACAATTAATTTTATTAAAAGTTTTTAAATTAAATGATGGTAATATAAAATTATTATTAATCCAAAATAATATAAGATAAGCATATATATTAATATAATTAAATAATGTTTTGCATTTTTTTTTAGTTGTATTTATATTTAAATTATTAATATATGATTTATCAAAATCTAATATAAAATTATATAATTCGTCTTTATGCGAAGGTTGAAAATAAGAATTACCTACTTTAATATAACTATTTAAATAAATATTATTTATATGAAAATTTTTTAATAGTTCGGATTTTATTTGATTTAATTGAGTTTTAGTTAATGTTGTATTAATTGAAATAGCTTTTTTTAATTTTTCATTAGTTATTTCATAACCAAAATCTGGTTTATTAGTACCAATATTATTCCAAACTAATCCAATTTCTGTATAAGTATTATTAATATATTCTGTAAGTTTGTTTAATAATAAATAATTATTATTAGTATTACATGAATCATCACAAAAATATTTAATTTTTTTTAAATTTTTTTTATTGTTAAATAATTTATCATACATTTTTGTTAAAATATCTTTTTTTTTAAAAAGAGTACCAGCATAATATATTTGATTATTGGAAAGATCTAAATTATCATTAATATTTTTAATAACCATAATATATATTAACTATATTCTATTAATAAAATATATTATAATAAGTTAATAGAATGAATATAGAAGTTAAACCAGACGAATGGGTATTAGAAAATAGAATAGGTTTTAATAAAAAAATATATAATACATTTAATCGAAAAAATTATAAAGATTTAAATAAAAAAGAGAGTTGTAAATGCGAAGATGATAAATGTGAAATCGATGTTAAAACGGTTAGTTTATTTCCTCATCAGAGAATATTAAGAGATTATGTTCAATTTGATAGTCCATATAGAGGTATATTAGCATATCATGAATTAGGTTCGGGTAAATCAGCAGCATCAATAGCTGCAGCAGAAGGATTTATAGAGAAAAGAAAAATATATGTATTAACACCGGCGTCATTAGCAAAAAATTATGAAAATGAATTAATGAAAATATCAACAATTGGTTTAAATATGAAAAAATCATGGTCTTTATTAAAAATAAAAGGAACAGGGAAGTCAAAAAAATTAATAGAAAAATTAAATGAATATGGTATAAATACTAAATTTATAAAAAAAGATAATTTAGTATGGGTACCACTATATAATAATAATATGGATGATGAGGTTGATATTATAGAAAAAAATATAAGTTACAATTCAATAACAAAAAAAGATAAACAAAAAATAGATGAAACTATATTACATATAATAAGAAATAGATATACATTTATAAGTTATAATGGTTTAACACAGAAAATGATATTAGAAATGGGTAAGAAAATGTTTGATAATTCATTTGTAATTGTAGATGAAATTCATAATTTTATAAGTAGAATAGTAAATGGTTCAAAATTAGCAAGAGCAGTTTATAATAATTTAATGAAGGCGGAAAATTGTAAAATGGTATTATTATCCGGTACACCAATTATAAATAATCCATATGAGATTGCTACATTAATAAATTTAATACGGGGTCCAATGAAGATACATAATCTAAAATTATTAAGTAATTCTAAAGAACCAACAATAGAATTAATAAAAGATAAAATAAAAAGTACAGAATATGAAAAATATATAGATTATATATTTTTTAAAAATTCAACATTATCAATTGCATTATTACCAGATGGATATATGAGAAAAAATAAAAATGCAGAAATAGAAAAGAAGATATGGAAAATAACAGAAAGTAAATTAATTAGTAATATAAAAGATTTGATAAATGATAAAGAAATTAAATTTGGTGCAAAAATAACAGAAGAATATTTTTATGCTTTACCAAATGAAATAGAAGAATTTAATAAATTATTTATAGATAGTACAAAAGAAGAAAAACCAGAAATAAAAAATATAGATTTATTTCAAAGACGCATATTAGGAACAGTAAGTTATTATAGAACATCCGGTAGTGAATTTTTTCCAAAATTATATCCAATTAATATTAAATATTTAAATATGACAAATCATCAATTAAGTATATATGACGAAGTTCGAACAAAAGAAAGAGCAATAGATGAAAGAAATAAATTTCAGAAGAAGGGTGTATTAGATGATAAAAATTCTGTATATAGAGCATTTAGTAGAATGGTATGTAATTTTGCATTTCCAACTGAAATTAAAAGAACATTTCCACAAGATATTAGAAAATTATTAAAAAAAGAAATGGATATACAAGAAGAAGAAGATAAAGAAGATGAAAAAGTAGACATTAAAACAGTTGTAGCACAACAATATGAAGAATCATTAACAAAAGCACTAAATGAATTAGATACAAATGATTATTTATCAAAAGAAAATTTAAAAAAGAAATATAGTCCAAAATATTACGAAATGTTACAGGATATTGAAACATCACCAGGATCAGTATTAATATATTCACAATTTAGATCGGTAGAGGGATTAGGAATATTTATGAAAACATTAGATAAACAAGATTATAAACAAATATCATTAATAAAAACAGAAAATGGTTATGAATATGAAGATATATCTGTATTTGATGAAAAATATGATAACAAGAGATACATAATATTTAGCAATGATCGCGAAAAAACTAATCAATTGATGCATTTATTTAATGGAGATTATAAACAATTAGATCAAAATTTATTAAATTTATTACCAGATAGAATTAAAAATGATATTAAATATCAATTATATGGTAAATTAATTAAAACAATGATGATTACGCAGTCAGGTGCAGAAGGTATATCACTTAAAAATGTTAGAAGAGTTTTAGTAATGGAATATTTTTGGAATTCAGTAAGAATAAATCAAGTAATCGGGAGAGCAGTTAGAACATGTTCTCATGAATTATTACCTAAAAGTGATAGAAATGTTGAAGTATTTTGTTATTTAATGAAATTAACAAAACAACAATTAGATAAAAATTTTACAATAAAAAGTTTAGATAAAGGTATAACAACAGATGAACACATATATAATATAGCATCATCTAAGGAAAATTTAATAAATCAATTTTTAAAATTATTAAAAGCTGCATCATTTGATTGCATAATAAATTCAAATCAAAATAAACCATTAGAAAGTGGTTATAAATGTTATAATTGGCCAATAAATGTAGATAATAATAAATTATCATTTACTAAGGATATAAATAATGATAATAAAATATTACTACATGATAAATTAAAAAAGAAAAAAACAGGAAAGGGCAAAGTAGTATTAATAAATGATATTAAATATGTAGAATTAAATAAAAAATTATATGATTATGAAAGTTATATTAATGCAGGTATTTTATTACCAATTCAAAAATAAATTTTAGATATAAAAATAAAATATTATTATCATATAATGGAAACCAATATTAATACTTGTATCTATAGAGCGAGATGCAAAAATAGTAAATGTTCTAATATATGTGATCTAAATATGAATTTTTGTAAAGATCATATTAAATATAAAAATATTGGATTATTTGATATTATTAATAAAGCATGTGGTAATAAAACAGATTTATTAAATAATAAATGTATATATGATATATTTAAAGAAATTTTTAAATATTCTGATTCAGAAGAATTAAAAAAAAAATTATTTATTAGGACACTTGCATATTTATTTAGTTCTGGTAATATAAAGAAAATAGCAAAATATAATAATATAAAAATAAAAAAAAAAGCGAAAGGTGATATAATAAATGATATGTATTTAGTTATATATAATACATATAAATTTAAAAGTAAAAATTTAAAGTATTTAATAATAATACAAAAAAATATAAAAAAATATATTATTAAAAATATAAATAAAATTTATAAATATGATTATATAACAAATAAAGAAGATCCATTTACGTTAGAAAATATAAATGAAATAGAATCTAATTTAAAATTTTATTTCAAAGATATTGATAATCAAATATATTGTTTTAATGCTATTGAATTTGAATATTACTTGAGAAAAAATAAATTACATCCATATACTAAAAATTATATAAATAACACTATTATTGAAAAATTAAAATTATTTATTAATTATAATAAATTAAAAATAAAATCTAATAATTATTATATTGAAGAAAATTGGAATACACCAGAACAAGCTTATACCGATGTTGTATATTATATGGAAAAAATAGGTTTTTATAATAATATATTATGGTTTAATGAATTAACATTTGGTAATGTAATACATATTATACATGTATATCAGGATTTAACAGAAAATATTAATATAAATTATAAATTTTTTGAAAATAATATTATTGATACAATGGATAATAACAATTATCAATTTAAATTTTCTAAAGAAATAATAAATTTATTTATAAATGGCAATGATCATTTTATTTTATGTTGTAATTTTGTAAAATCTTTAGCAATGGTATCTAATAAATTTTATAATAATATACCAGAATGGTTAACTAATATAACAACAAATGAAAATAGATTATTTGGTAATCAGTTTGCAATTTATTTAAATAATACAGATAGAATGATTACAAGCGAATTAAATAATGAAAATAATATAGTAGAAATGCAATTAGAAAATATAATAGATCCCGCAACAGTATATTATTTATTAGATATGTTAAATAGAAATAATTAATATATTTTTATATTTATAAGAAGAAATAATGGATAATCATGAATTATATTATGATTTTAATAAAAATAATAAACCCAAAATTCAAGAGTATAAAAATGATAATATAAATAAAAATACAGTTCCATATGCGATTAAAGCGAAAATTGCATTATATTGTATTATATTATTTGTAATATTATCGCAAAAAAGTACATATAAAATATTAGATTTTATTATAAAAACTTTTAGAAAAGATACTAATGATATTATTGATGATGATGATAATCCATTAATATTTGGATTAGGGATAATGAGTTTAATATTTGCTATAATAATAATATTTTTGATTTAATTAATTAAAGTGTAAAAATATAATAATAATAAATATTTATATAAATTAGAACATTTAAATTATGTCACTTGAAAATACTAAAATAAAATCAGAATTAATTATAACAGATAATGAAAATTTTGAAACTGTCCCTTTAATTAAAACTAATAATTCAAATACTGGAGAAAAACTAACAGTAGAACAGAAAAAATTATTACAAGGTTATAAAGATAAGAGTTTTATTGTTGCTATTTTAGCAAAAAGATCATATGAATTCTTTTCAACGATTAAAAGTTTTGTAAATGTTCCTTTAATATTATCAAGCACTAGTTTAGCTATTTTAAATAGTGCTTCTTTAACTGGAGAACAAATGAAAATACCTAACATTATAATAAATAGTATTACCGGATTAACTCTTGCAATGATAAGTAATTTTAAAATTACAGAAAAAGTAACAGTATTTCAAAATGTTTCTTCAAAAATGAATAAATTAAATCATAGAATTGAAGAAGCTATGATAAATGATATTGATAATCTAAATAAAGATAAAATGTCTATGTTTATTAAAGAATATGAAGCACTTGTTGAAAGTTTAGATTATCCATTTCCAACTAGTATTAAAAAAAAAGTATATACTAGATATAAAAATAGTGGATTAAAATTACCAAATGCTTTAATTGGTTTTGATGATATTGCAATTACAGATTTAAATGCTAATAATTTCAACGGTTTAGATTCTGTATAATTTTTTTTATTAAATTATATTATATCTATTTAATTTATTACATATGGTTTATTTAAATTAATTATTTCTTTATTAGATGGTTTATTATATACGTCTGAATGATAATTAAATAACACATCAAATAATCTACTTTCAAAAGTATCATATGGATTAGTTAATCGTATCATATTATCGCGAATATTAATTGCTCTATTTATTTTATGTTTTAATTTATCATTCCAACCACCATCATTATTTCTTATAAATGCATTTAATACTCTATAATAATCGGCATATTTTTTATTAAAATGTAATGGTGATGTTAAACCATAATCCCATATTATCCATAAATACCCATAATTTTTTAAATATATATCACGATTAAATATTTTATAATGTATATATCCACCTGGTTTTATTTTATGATATAAAAAATTTCCCCAATGACAATCATTATGTGATAAATTTATTTTTGTATGAAAAGTCAATATACTTATAAATATTTGTTCTAATGAATTTATTAGTATATTTTTATCATTTTTATGTTTGCATTCATGCATAAATGTTTTTAAATCGCCTGAAAATATTTCATTAAAACTAAGAATAAAATTATTACATTTTCTTACTGCTTCAGGTAATAGTAAATTTTTATTTTTTAATTCATTATTTTTTGTTATAGAACCATTATAATATAATATTGGAAAATGTGGAGTAGTTTCATTTAATGTAAATTCTGTAACAGTTTTTAATAATTTTGTTTCTTCAATATTTCCTTGCGTAGAACACATTATTTTACCACATATATTATAATATTTATCATTTATTTTATATTTTGTATTATATATACTACCATAAACACTATCAGTACCTATTTTTTTAAATAAATGTATATCATCATATAAATTATAGTTATTTAGTTCATTAATTTTTAAAGCATTTGTATTTATGTTATGATTATATAATTTTTTTATATCATTACTTTTTACTATTTTATGAAACCCTTTTTTTATTTCATGACCATATCTAATACGATTTCTTAATGTGAAAGTCTTAGTTATAAATGGCAATAAATGTTTTACAATTATTTTTGCAGCTTTTTTTTTATGATTGTTAGAATTCAATTTAACTTTTTTCCATATTTTTTTTAATTTTGATATTTTTTCTAAACTTGTTAATGATTTTTTTGATGTTTTGATTATTGTTTTAGGTTTTTTATTTATTTGAATATCTGGAATTTTATTACATCTACCAGTTTTTTTATTACATATTTTATTTTTTTTTTTACATATTAATTCTTTCTCGCTA